GCAGCAGCCATGCTCGAAGTGGCGAGGATCGCGTGATGGCCGCGCCCGACTTTCCCGCGTCTCCCAGCATTGGGCAGACCTACACCGCTTCGAGCGGCGTGATCTACACCTGGGATGGTGCCGTGTGGGCGACGAGCTCTGGCGTCGCGGCTGCGTACTGGACCGACACAGGCACGGCGCTGACGCCAACGACGGCAACGCGGCAACTTGTCGTCCCTGGCCCGTCGTTAATCGGTACCACTGGCGACGTATTTGTGTTCAGCAATCGCACCGTCAAGGCGCGCTTGAACACGAATATGAGCCCGGCGGCAAACGACTGTGTGCGCTTTAACCTCAACCTCAATCGGAGCGCGGCCACTGCGACTGCCGATGACAATAGCATGTCGACTTGGGAGCTGGCATTCCGCTGCGGATCGAGTGACGATTTTCGAATACTGCGAACGCCAGTGGGATCGCCTACAGCTCCGAATATCCTGCTCACTGTTGATGCCGCCGGCAAGACGACGTGCACGCTCGCGGACGGCACCGTCAATCGGGCGATGCTCGCGGCGGGGGCGGCGACGGGCACGGTCGCGACCGCCTCGGTTCCCGCGAGCTTCGTGACCACGGTCTACAACCACTGGGTCGATGTCGTGACCCTCTCAATCACGACCCGTGGCGGGTTGGTCGTGCTCTCGGTGCATGGCTCCATGTCCTACAACACCTTGAATTCGACGCAGGTGAACGTGCATCAACGGTTACTGCGAGACAGCTCGGTAGGGGCCGGTGGTGTGCAGCCCGGGAACAAGGTTGGTCTTGCGTCGGGGGTCATGGCCCTGCCGTCCTTCGTCGTCATGGACCAACCGGCAGCCGGGGCACACACCTACAACTATCAAGTCTATCAGGGCACTGGGGCGAGCAGTTCCTTAACAGCGCTCGGCACCGCTAATGCAATCTTTTCTGCGGTTGAGATTAGCTAGCCATGACTATTACCTGCGCACTCTGTGGAAAGACGAGCGACACGGGCGAGGGGTGGACGTATATCCAGGTGTCCACGGCCCCCGTCCTCTCCCTCGATCCCTTGAGGCTCGGCGGTGATAGTTCCCAGCTCACCGTCGTTTACTGCGAGCCACAACATGTCAACGGGTGGTTCACGCGGGCGGGCTTGCCGATACCGGAGCCGATATCATGAGAGAAGAGTATATTGGTAGCGATTATCCAGGCCCGAACTTTCCGCGGCGGGGCGAGCAATGGTTCGAGTGCTACATTTGTGGGTTCGACTTCCCGTTGAGCGAGGCAAGGCGTCACTACAAATCTAATCGATTGGTGGACAGACGATGTGACGATGAGAAGACCCATGACGATTACCTAGCAGAGATGGAGATTCCTCGCGAGGATACCACCACGGTGGAGCAGCCGGTGTCTTGCCAGGGCCCGGCCGTGGATTGTGCGTGGTATACTGCCGAATGGTACGTGTGTGTTTGGTACGGTGGGGGTCACCTATGCGAGGAGAAGCCAGCTCCGGTGGGTACTGGTCTGGGATTTGGCGAGGGTAGCTTCGATAGCGAGGAAGCTGGGTTTGGGGGACGCTAATGCGTTATGTGCTAGCCTTGGTGATTGTGTTGATTGCAACTACGGGATACGCGGCGTGTGATCCGTCTGCGCAAGCAACAACGACCCCGCGGGCTAGCCTCAAGCGTCCTGCGACGAAGCAATGCGACTGGAACGTGCCGCTTCAGCAGACGATAGATCTCCTGGATTCTAACGGTGCATTTCTCAATGTACCCTCCTCGTGGAGCGCGCCACAGACCTTCGCGGGTGGTATCAAGGGCCAGACGATGCGTCTTGGGGGCTTATTCTTCGATCTGGGCGCTATTAGCTTGACGACGAATGACGAGTGGACTTTCCGCCTCGAAGCTGTCAAGGCTACTGTGAACCGGGTCGAATGTGAGGCGTACACGGGTACATCCTTCACGATCAAAATCTGTAATGGCGAGGATACGGGTGATGATACCTGTACGCAAGACTTGTTAACGGCTCCGTTAGTTTGCGATACGGGTGGGGCAGCTACGTCAGGTATTAGCAGCTTTTCGAGCGTTAACCCTCGTGACAAGGTAACCATCGTGATAACGGCCGTGAGTGGAGCCGTTACGAAAGGCGAGATTTATATTCAGGGCGTAACGTCGTGAGGTGGATTGTGGCTATTTGCCTGCTAGCGATGCAGGCCAATGCAGCTATGGTGAGCGTGTTTAGGCGCGCGGTGCCGACTACGACGACGAGTACGTCGACTTCGAGTACGACGTCTACCTCTACGACTAGCTCAAGTACTAGTTCTAGCAGCTCGACCAGTTCATCGTCGACTAGTAGTAGCACGCTTATTGCGGCGCCTTCGTGGGTCCCTCTCACTATGGCCACATGGTTCCTTGATGAGGCGGTTAACAATGATCGCTTGAATGCGCAGGGCAACACGGGTCGCAATCTCACGCAGGCGGGTGGCTCGGTGAATAGCAGCACTGTGTTTAAGATGGAAGGTGGCGCTTCGGCAAGCTTCACGACAACTCCATCGCTTCGCTGCAATGATGCGGCTTGTAACAGCATGAATGCGCCGTATTCGTGCGCGCTGTGGGTACGGCCGCATACTATGACAGCGGGTGGCTATCCTGCTATAGTGCAAGTTGGCAATGGAGGACCCGCTGGCTTCTATATTGGTTATGAGGTGAATGGGCAACGGGCTTTTGGGGGCATGAATGGTAACCTAGCGTATACGCCGAACAATAGCATTCCTCCAAACACTTGGGCACACATTGCTCTCACCTTCCCTGGTAGTGCGGATCAGGTTCAGCGACTCTATATGAATGGAGCTTTCGCTGCGCAGGTGAGCCCATCCTCGTATAGTCCTGCTCCTGGGGCAGGCTGGCCTCTCATTGTCAATGATTCCCTTGGTGGTCCGTCTCCTCTTATTGCAGAGGTTGATGAGTTGACTTGCTTCACACAAGTACTTACTGCTAGTTCCATCTGTCGTATCTGTTCGTGCGGAGTGCGGGGTGAGCAGTGTACTTGCTCTGGAGCTAGCTATACCAATAGCGGGCGGAATGCGGCTAACTGTGGAAGCTGTACGCTGCCCGCGTGTAACGCTGCGACTCCTCCATGAGGTAAGAATATGGCCATTCAACGTGCAATAAAGCGGGGGGACGTGAGAACGTTCCAGGCATCCTACGAGAAGAACTTCAAAGATATTTGGGCGACGGAGGTCGATGCTGATTTCGATATTCTGTTCGAAGGTTATAATGTGGGTCTGCCTCCTAGTGGACCTGCGGGTGGCGATCTTGTAGGAAGTTATCCAAACCCAGAGATTGGTCCTGGAGTTGTTGGGACTCCCGAACTTAACCCATCGGTCCTAGCTAACTTGCTCCCAGGCCACACGGTGGCTGATGCTGATAAGATTCTACTCGTGGATGACAATGGTAATTTAGTTTGGGCTTATCCGTCTGGGATCGTCGCAGGCACGCAGTGGGATATAGATAACACGGCCGCAGGTCAAGGAAACCGAGTTTATTCCTCGCGCGATCCTACTTCGAATATATTCTACCATATTCGGGCTGCTGCGTACGCGTATCTATTTGGGCCAACTGACACAGATCCCGCTACTAGTACCTCTCTGTACGGGGCTAGCAACAATCTAATAGTTCGATCTAAGGGTGGTCTTTCTCTGCTTAATCGGACCAATGTCGTGTGCCTAACTGGTGAAACGAATGGGTGCACGATCAACTTTGGAACTAACTCAAACGCCTCCCCTCCTAACGGGATGATTCAGTGGACTGGTAGTGCGTTTCAGGGTCGGATAGGTGGCGCGTGGGTAGATATGCGGTCGCCAAGCGGTGCGGTGCCTGCGGGTGGCTCGCTTGAGGGAACGTATCCATCGCCGGTGATCGCTACTGGGGCGATTACTAACTCGATGGTCAACAACGTTGCGTGGGTGAAGATAACGGGTGCGCCAACCTCGTTCCCACCAACGGGGGCAATTGCCTCTGGATCGTTGGCGGGAAGCGCGTATCCAAATCCAGTGGTTGCGACGGGAGCGATCAGCCAATCACAGATCTCTGTGGGTGCGATCCTTCGCTCGATCCCTGGTTCCTTTGAGATCTTGAAGAATTACTCGTATTCTACATCGCCCCCAAACGGGACGTATTGGGTCTGGAAGACAATCTCGCAACCGGGGGGTGTGTATACCGCAGTGGCCAATCAGAGTTTCTTGATTTTGGGTCACGGGACTGCTGCCCTAGCATCGGCGTCTGGGACCCAAGGTGCTGGTGTTCGGTTGAGGCGAGAGCCTGGTGGGGTAGAGATCAAGGCATGGGGAGCGAATACTAGCTTCAATGGTGTCAACCAGATGCCATTCCCGCTTACGTTTGCGATAATGGATGTGCCTGGTGCCGGGAACTGGACGTATTATGTCGATGTGTTGTGCGAGACAGGTATCGGTAACATCGTTACGTCGGATTGGCCGGGTGGCTTCTCCGTATGGCCTTTGCTATGACACTTACAGAGCGTCGTGAGACATTGATGCAGCAACTTAAACAGACGCAGATTCAGGTTTATCAGATCGAGGGCGCCATTGCGATGTGCGATGCGTTGATCCGGGAGGCAACGGATGAATGCGCAAACCTACGACGACATCAAGGCGGAAGTGATCAAGCGCCTGGGGAATCGACAGGATCTGTCGACGAGGATCGACCAGTGGGCAATGGACGCGTTTACGGAACTAACTCAGGCTCCGAAGGCTAGCTTCCGCGAGCTCGACGCGCTGTTCGAGTTCACGGCGATAGCGAAAAACCCGCGGGTAGATACACCGCCGGATTTCTGGTTCATTCTATCGCTACGGGATCCGACACGGAAGCTCGACCAGGTCCACTGGCAAGTTCTGGATCGGACGTATCGGACGCTGGGGGTCGCGACTCGATTCGCGCGATACCAAGATCATTTGGAACTGGATCCAATCCCGAGCCAAGACCAGTCGATGACGATGCGGTATCGTCGCCGGCTGCCGAAGCTCATTGCGGGGATGCCAATTCCGCTGGAGCGCGAGTGGCACGAGATGCTGGTGACTCTGACGGTGGCTAAGGGGCTTGAGGCCCTACAGCGCTTTGAGGAAGCTGCGCCGTATAAGGGCTCGGTAGATGCGAACCTTGCTAGCCGAATGGACAACCCACTGTTGGAAGATGATGGATTCGAGACAACGATTGCGGTACGGTACCGTTGATCGTTCACTAATTGAAGGGGCAAGAGAGTGGGTGCGCAGGGAATCGGCCGAAACCAGGTCCCTACGAAGGGCTTATACCTCAGCGCCGTGTCTGACTCGATTAGTCCCGAGTATAGTCCCGCTTGCCAGAACGTGCGATTTAGGTTCGGGAACATAGAGCGGGCTCCCGGTCGTAGCACTGTGTTGTTTACTGGCTCCCAAACGCTGCTGGACTTTGCGCGACATACTGACTTTTCAAGTATCTCGACTGTGCTTTCGTTGCATGCTAACACATTAAACGACAATCATTACTTGCTGTACAATGAGGTGGGACAAGATCTTGAGCCTGGGGGAGCCATACCCGTTAATTCGCTGTTTGATACTCGGTTCTCGTGGACGCAGGGTGAGGAACGGCTATTTGTTGTGCGAGCGTCGTCGGTGGTAGCAATTCGCAAGAGTGCGAGCCAGGTTTGGAGCACGGAGACGTTGCTTAGTCCAGTAGGTCTATATCTGGAATACTTTAAGAACCGTGTATTCTTGATGAATATCCTGCAGGGCTCGCCGGACCTACAACCGTATGCAAACCGCTTATGGTGGTCGCAACGTGGTACGTATTCAAACTGGGACATTGCAACTGGGGGCGGCTTCCTGGATCTGTATGATGGAACCTCGGAGCCATTGTGTGGGGGCAAGGTTCTAAACGATCGACTGGTAGTGTATCGGCAATCTTCGATCACGGATATGGTGCCGACGGGCGACGATGTGAACCCGTTCCTACCCGAGGTGCGGGTCAACGGAATTGGTTGTAATGCGCCATTCACGCTTGCATCGGTGGGACAGTTTCATTTTTTCGTGTCCAACGATTACAACGTGTACATGTGGGATGGGACGCGGTTGACAGCGGTCGGGACGCCTATCCACTCGTACCTGAGGCGAATCTTCGAAGCTGGAACTTCAGGGAAGCTAACCCCGTTTGCCAAGACGTTTATGGGCTTCAAGGAATACTGGCTCGTATTCCCGAGAGTGGCGAGCGAGAACAACGCGTCAGTCGTACTGATTTATGACTATCTACGGGACTCGTGGACTAAGGATGTGCACACGAATTTGTATGCGTTGTATGAGCACGTGCAACCTCTGAAGACGAGTACGCCGGGTGCTATCACAACAGGTTACCCCAGTAACTATCCAACGATGCTGGCGTCACGGGACAAAGATCTATACATCATTGATGAGCGGATCCTTGGCGATCGACTCTCTCGGCCAGCGGATGGTGGAATGGAGATGTACTTCGATACGCCAGATATGTACTACGATCAAAACGCGATGACTAACGCGACGCTTGAGCGGGTAATGGTCTCGCAATCGATGCCCCAGCAAGCGACAGATCCTAAGTATAATGTAGAGGTGAGCACCGATCGGGGTCTTAACTTCCCAACTATGGTGCCAGTGACTCCGGTGCAGACGCACTGGGGTTGGGAGTTTGCGGACTTCAATGTATCTAGCCAGGTTCGTAGGTACCGATTTCGGTATCCTGTGACCGTTGGAAATGCACAACCATCTTGGAGATCGTACAGCGACATTTATGTTCCCTCAGGCGAATTTTTCCCCGTCGACAGACCAATTGGCTCTTAGTTATCGGCCGCTTGTTCTGGTCAAGGGCAAGCTTGAATATCTGTGGGATCGTATGCGGCAGTACCCACAGATGTTCGACGACGTTATTCCTCGAACGTTTGAGGCGTTCAAGGCCGGTATGATGGCTCCCCAGAACCAATTCTATGAGTTCGTGCAGGGGAACGAGATCGTGGGCCTCGCGGCTGCGACGCAGGTTCGCCCGAACCTAGACGCCAACATGCACGTTATCATGTTCGATCGACGGTTGCGTGGTCGTGAGGAGATCTTGAAGGATGCCTTGCGGGACTTTGCTGTGAGGGCCAAGCTTCGGCGGATGACAGTTGTGTTGCCAGAGGATAACCGGACTGCTATCAAGCTCGTTGGGCGGCTAGGCTTCACGCTTGAGGGCGTGATGAGAAAGGCGCATCTGCGCGATGGAATCTACCGCGACTATCATATCTTCGGAATCCTCCTCGAAGAACTGTTCGATTGGCACGGCGACAGTGGACGATCTACATCTGTTGGGGGAGATGGGAACGGTGTTCGCGAACCTGTACGGGGCGGGCCTGATGAAGTTCGACCCGATGGTGTTCAAGAGGAAGATGTTGGAGTTCATGAGCAAGGGTCTGGGGATAGTCCTCTGTGCACATGAGAACTTCGAATTGCGGGGCGCGATCGCGGGCCTCTTGTACGAGAACGTCTTCGATGGCGAGTGGTGTGCTAGCGAGATGTTTTGGTATGTGTGGCCCGGGGCACCAAAGGGAACAGGGCACGCGTTACTTGACGCGTTCGAGGAGTGGGCTCGATTCCGTAAGGCTACGCGGGTGACGATGGCGTACATGCTCCACAATATGCCCGAGCGCCTAGCTGAGTACTATGAGCGACGTGGGTATCGGGCGTTCGAGACACACTATGTAAAGGCTCTATGATTCCGTACTTCTACGTGCTGGACGAATTCTTCCCAAACTACGAGTTCGATTTGCTGCGGGATTATGCGTTGCGCCTTGAGTACAAGGACCAGGTAGCACCATTCGATGGTGTTACGTACAAGAACATCGGGCTGCCGGTGCCGGATGGGGCACTAATGCGGATCAGTACGAATCTGTCTTGGCTCCTTGGGTACAAGGTGATGCCCAAGCATTGCGCGTTCCGCCTTTCGCTTGAGGGCAGCTCACCACCTCAGTGGGCTCATAGCGATGCGGAAGTCGCAAGATTTGGGATGTTTATCTACCTTAATCCAGGGCCTGGTGGCACCGTGTTACTTGAGCACAAACTCACCGGGATGCGTCAGCATCCTCGGACGATGGATGAGTTAGATGCATGGCGCTTTGACCATAACGATCCAGATAAGTGGGAGATAAGGGCGTCCATTGACAGCGCACCTAACCGGGCGGTGGTGTTGCAGGCAGGCCTTATCCATGCGGCGCTTCCATTCTGGGGGTTCGGTGATGGTGTGCACAATGGACGCCTCATTCTTCTTTGCTTCTTTGATTAAGGGGGCACTATGGCAGCGGTAACAGCAGCAGCGATCTCGGCGGCGGTAGCGGTAGGTGGCGCGGCGTACTCAGCCACACAGCAAGCCTCCAGTGGTGGTGGGGGAGGAGGTAATCCTAAGCACTTTGGGCCGGTGCCTGAGGATCCGCAGGACGAAGCGATGAAGAATTACTACGCTAGATTGGTTGCGGCGAATGTAAATACGCCGTATAAGAGCTTTAGTGGATATCTCGGGAGTGGGGGCGATCCTGCTGCTGCGGCGATGGATGTAACGATTCCGGAAATGAAACCGAGTGAGGCTGCTAAGCTGGGCTTCGTTGGGGGTCATGGCGAAGATATTCCCGGCTATGATCCTACCAGTGGAGCTACTAGCCTGACTCCCGAGCAACGAATCTATCTGGCTAAGGAACGAGTGAGGGCGATGAGAGAGAAGGGCCAAGAGGCAGAGGGTTGGCCCAAAACTCTGGCGGAGCGGACTCATGCATACAACGTAGTGGGTAATCGGTTGGAAAACCTGCAGGCAATCGAGGATCCGACCCAGCGACAGCAGCGTCGGATTGAGCGGCTGACGAATCGCCAGAGCCGAATTCGGGAGAGGTTACAGAACCAACTCGGTGGAGAATTGCCACCTGGATACCGGGGAGGGGCGTGATGGGCCAGCAACAGAACGCACCAGTTGGGCAAACTGGGGTTACTCCGGCGGGGCAGACTGGCATTTATGGTCAGCCTGGCTCGATGCAACGAGCGCAGAGTGGTACCGAGGCGAGTATCGCTCCCTATTACGTGGGCCCAGGCCCCGCTGGGCAACGTTACCAGGATATCGTTAGCTCTGAGTACCAAACTATCGGGGACCGGACCACGGGTCGCTTTGCGGATATGTTCAGTAAGTATCTCGACGTCGCAAATCGTGAAGCGAATCGCCAAGCATCCCAGATTGGCGAGCAGTTGGGGTCCAGGGGTGCCTTGTACTCAAGTGCAAACCTGAGGATGCAGGAGGACCTGCGACAGAAGACTGCACAGGACATTGCGGCCAAGGGCGCTGAGTTCCAAACGACCTTAGAGGACCAGCGCCAACGTGCGATGGGCCAGGTGCTTACGGGTCAGCAGGGCATCGCGCAGGCAGAACTAGGGGGTCGTGAGGCGGCAATGGCTCGGACGTATCAGGACTTCATTCGACGGAGCGAAATCCCGCCGTGGATGCAGGCTGGCGTTCAGTGGGGAGCCACGCGGCCTGGTGGTGGTACCTTCACCTTCTGAGGTGAGTGATGGCCGAAGTTACTGTAACGAACCCAGCAGAGAAAAAGATGCAGATGCTGCTGATGATGCAGCAGTTCAGGAATCGTTCCTCGACCTTTGGGGGCGAGACCGAACTCGAGCGGGTCATAAAGCAGCAAGCGGAGCAACGACGACAAGAAGCCGCTGACCGCCGGGCGGAGGAAGCAGGCGCGCGTCAAGAACGCAACGTGCAGTCGGAGATCGAGACGCGCCAACGGACGCGTGACCTGCAGGAGTGGGAAGCAGGTCAGAGGAATATCCAAGATTGGCTTGAGGATGAGCGTAAGCGGCAACTGCAGGACGTTCAGGTCCCTTACATTAAGCAACAGACTGCAGAGGCAGCGGCCCGCACGGAGGGTGCGAAGGCTACGACTGAGAAGACCAGGGCCGAGACAACGAAGTTGGGCGTCCAGACTCAGCAGGAGCGTGTGGACCTAGAGGCAAAGCGCGACTGGCAGACAAATCAACAGATCGAGGCCATGAGGACGGATGCGCGTAATGCCTGGAACGCGGGTGTCATGAATGTCTCTAGTGGGAATCCCTCGGCTCTGAGCCCCGAGAACGCGACGGTAATGGAGAACGCGTATAGGATCCTCTCGGGGAACAAGGCGTTCTCGCTGCCTCGTACGGCGGATGGTTCGCTGGATCCGCAGGTCGTGCCGCGGCTCTCGACGATGATGTTCGATGCAAAGGGTCAGCCGAGCGCGGACTTTGCGAAGGATCTCAAGGCTGTAGAGAAGCCGGCTACGAACTTTGAATCGTATATGCGGGCCTACAATGAGGCCAAGGCCAAGGGTGACAAGGAAGCGGTGAAGTTCTACGGCCACAAGTTGATGAGAGAGTCGGCCCTAACGGTCAACAATACGCAGGCCGGGGTGCTGCAGGGGATGCTCGATGATGGAGATCTGCAGGGCTACAAGACCCTACTGAATGAGTGGAACCAGGGCAAGACTGGGGCGGGTACCAAGAAGGAAGTGTACCCGACGGCGGAGGCCCAGAAGAATACGCGGGATGGTCTCGATACCTTGGCCGCGATTGACCGGCTCGAGCAGCAGTGGTCCGGACTTGTAAAAAGTAACGCGGTGCCTCCGACCGGCCGGATCGTGACTCCGTTCTACGATATACTGGCGACCCTTCAGATGTCCAACTCCGACGTGCAAGCCTTCCGCGCGAACCTGATGGATGTGGTGGCTCGGTATCGGTTGTTCATCACCGGCAAGGCATCGAACGAAAAGGAGATGGGCGACCTACTCCGTGCCGTACCGAACGAGACCGACGATACGAGGGCATTTTACAAGAAGCTCCGCGAGATGCGATGGAAGACAACTCGTCGCATCCGTATGGACATCGGGGCGCAGCAGGCCCTAGGCATGAAGACTCCGGACCTAGGCCCCGACTTCGCACCGATCTCACCGAAGGAGGTCTTGCAGCGGTGGGGCTCCCCGGACATAACCACGGACTCGGGCCGGCGGATTGCTGTCGCGGGGAGCATAGGGCCTGGCACACAGATCATTGGGCAGCAAGGAGGCCAGTCGAGTCGACTCGGTGGGACTGCCGAGTTCCGACAGAAGTCGGGTGGCATCGGGTACTCGGTGGAAGCGGGGGATCTCCAGAAGTACTATGATAACTTGGACCCACGACTCAAGCCCTACTTTGAGCAACTGTCGCCGGAGGACCAGGTCCGTGTCATGCAGGGAGGGGGCCAGTAATGGATAGGGAGGAAGCCCTCAAGCGATTCCTCGAGGCAAGAGACGCGCTCCAGCAGCAGTATGATCCCACCCAGGGGCCCGGCAAAGCTTTCGTGGGGACCGATGCCCCGACTCCGCGGACCGTGGATCTACCGGACTTGTCGGCGCCAGCGCAGGACCTACCGGGCATGGCTCTGTCGGTGGGGGCCGGGTATGCGGGTGAGAAGGGGGGCGCCAAGGCATTTGAGATGGCTGCGGACCTTGTACCCGAGAAGTACCGGCCGGCTGCCAAGCTAGCGTCGAAAGTATTGGGGGCAGGGGGCGCAGCGTTTTTGACGGATCTCGGGTGGCAGAACCTGCGACGGAAGCTCGGGACCGTGGACGCACCAGATAACTTCGAACAGACGAAAGCCATTGCAACCAAGACCGCGATCGACCAGATGGCGGGTGGGTTGTGGGGCGAGGCGCTGGCAAGGGTGGGTGAGCGCACGTCGCTCGTCAACAAGATGACCGATGAGAAGGCCCAGTTGATGGGCACCATCCAGGACGCACTCAAGAGGACCTACGAACGCATTGGCGGGGCGCCGCTTGTGGAGGACATGCGGTGGCGCTGGAACCCGATGCGGATACTCAAGCCCCTAGAGACCGAGTTGAACGACTCGGCGGTCGTGCAGCGGCTGCAGGACCAGGGCCTGGATCCCAAGATGGCCCGTCGGGTCGCGTTGCAGGGGGGCATGACGACCGCGGACCTGCTGGATAGCACGCCATACATCATCATGCAATCCGTGGCCGAGGGCACAGCATCCAGCCACAAGTACATGCAGGACTACCGGGGCAATCGGAACAGGCTCTATGAGTTGATGCTCGAGGACCTATCTAACGAGTTTGCGGCCGCGCTACCCGAGGAAAAGATGGGCGAGGCCGTAAGGGCTGCGCTCAACGGCAACTTTAACCTACCGAACGCGTTGATGACCGCTGGCTTGCAGAGCGTGCGATCACAGATCAATCCCAAGAGCACAATCAATGTGGTGGGCCTGCGGAACTACTTCAAGCAGCAGGGCCTAGATGCAAACTCACCTGTCGCGGAGATGATCCTCTCCCTACCTGACAACGTAAGCTTCGATGCAATCCACCGGATCCGCAGCAACCTTAGCTCGTTGATCCATGCACTGGACCAGGACCCTCGAATCGTTGCGGAGGCGAAGGCCGTAGCTAAGTCGTTGGATAAGCGGATGTTCAAGGAGCTGCCGACTGGCCTAGACCAGCACTATCTACTGTCCGTGCAAGCCGATGACGTGCTGAACGAGGGCCAATTCAAGAGTAAGTTCGTGCAGAACCTCTTGAACAACAAGCAGGTAGATCGGGAGTTTGCCAAGACGCTATTGCGGAATAGCGACGTAAAGAGCTTCCGCCAGATGGAGGCTGCGGCAGGGCGCGGTGCTGCTGACAACGTGCGCCGGGCGCTTAGCGAGTCGGTGATCGAGCGGGGCATCGAGCCCGATGGGAGCATCAGCCCAAGCGGGCTGCACCAGGCTTTGAACGAACATGGAAAGTACGGGCGGTACTTCTACGGGGCGACGCTGGGACCGCAGTGGATCCACAACGTGGAGATGATCCGGGACACCACCGACGCGTTGCTCGAGATAGCCAAGGGCCGGAGCTTGTCGGACCTAGGGCTCGGGAGTCTGAAGTACGCGACAGTGGCGCCGGTGATCTGGGACCTCTACAACAAGAGAATCGGGTGGAGCACGGTGGCGAAGTTCGCGGCGATGACCACGGTGCCCAAGTTCCTTGCCCGAATCGTGACGAACCCTGAGGCCACGAAGACTATTGTCAAGGCGACCCAGATGGCCAAGACTGGCACGAACCCACGAACGTTTGAGAGGCTGGTCGCCCGGGTAGCCGAAGCAGTTGGCTTCACGCCGGAGGAACTTGCTGCGGCTGCCCAGACGCCAGGGGTCTCGCGGATCGAACGGATGCGGCGTGATCTCGGTCAGGGTCGATTCCCCAGCACGGGGAACATGATGGTTGACACGTTGGTTGATCCCGGCCAGGCGCTAGGTCAATTTGGCAGTATGCAGGTCCCACCGCAACCGCCTCCACCAGATCAGTCAACACCGTAGCCAAGGTGGGTCAGTTGAGAACCTAGCTTGCATCTTGAGCTTTGCCTTTGCTAGAAGCTGGTGGACACGGTTGGCAGTTACGTTCCAATAGGCCCCGATTTCCTTCGCGGTACACTGTTGGCATCCCAACCCGTAATACATCCGCACCACCAGCTCTTCGCGCGGCGTAAGAGTTGCGAGGATTGCGTCGTTGATCTCTTTGAATGGTAGCATGTTGGCACTTTAATCCTTGAACGAACTACTTGAGTTCCCCGACCCAGATATAGACGTTCGGGTGGTCCTCGGCCCGCTTGACGAGACCGCTCTCGACTAACGTTTCCATGATCAACTTGAACTGGTCCGCACGACACGGGTAGAGCTTTCGTAGGACCTCGCTGTGGCCGACTCGCTTGGCCCTGCTGATGAAGGTGGCGGCGCGACTCAGATAGTTCGTTTGCTGGTCGCCACCGATCTCCGCGAAGGCATGGGGCGCGTTGTTTTCCACGGCCTCGACAGCGTGCAAGGCCCCGTCCAAGAACCCTTCGTCAATCTCCTTCGTGAGATTCGAGGCCGCGAGCACCATCGCCACCCGCAGTACGTGGTCGTGCTTGCGCCCCCACATTCCCTCAAGTCGCTTGTCCGAAGGCGGCTGGATGTTGTTGTACCAGTCGATGTACCACTCCCTAGCTGCGGGCGTGAGGGTGAACTCACCATTGAGTTCCCCGATCTTGGACATGATCGCGAGGAGCTGGAGTCGAAGATCCTCGTCCTCCTGCGTCAGTTCGGGCAGCGCGTTGCGCCGGGGGGTGTCCGCCTGGTAGATGAACAGTACCCGCGAGGCGAATCCCTCGAGCAGGGCGCTGGGTGGGATGCCCTGCGCGACCCCATCTGGGGTAGTAGCGGCAATGATGCACAGAAACAAATCTTTAAGGAGCACCTGGCCCTTGTTCTTAGTCTTGTACGACCACTCGCGCGGACAATCATACATGTCCGTCAAGATGTGAATGAGCGGCTCACCGTACTGTTGCTTGGTAAGAAACACGCTCAACTCCCCACTATGGACCAGGACATTAGGCGCGATCTCACAGCCTTCGTCCGGCTTGATCTCCTCGATAAAACGTTCTGGCGTAATCTTCCCACCGATCACACGGGTCGTCGGGACAACCTTAAGTAACTCGACGCCGATGTTGATTGCCGTTGACTTCCTGCACCGGGCTGAGCCAGCCACGAGGATCGTGAACAAATTCGGGAATAGCCTGTAGTACCCTCTATTGATGAAGCACTTCCGGCCCAACGCCGCTGCAACCACCGTCATCCCAACCCACAAATGGAAGTCGTCTGGGGACTCTTGCTTGCTCGTGTACCGTAAGTACAGTCGCAAGAACGACTCCTCAAGCATCCTGGCACCGACGTTCAACCGGAGACGGCTGCGCTCGCACCGCGCATTGGTAGCCCGCCTCAATCGGAGCAGGGTCCCCCACGTCTCCTTCCTCACCAGCCCTCCGGGGTGGTGGGGGGGTGGTGGTGGATAGTAGCGCTAACGCGTCTTGAAAGCTCGCTTCACCGATCGCGTCCTTTATTCGCAGCAATATCTCGAACAGGTTCATGCTTCACCTCCCTAAGCATGACGTACTTACCTTTGCCCCCCATCTTCAATGCGTGCTTCCTACCGTCTGGCGTTTTGAATACGAGTTGAATCTTGTTCATGGCTTACCTTCTCTGCTTTCCGCCGGGCCAACCTGATCGCTTCCTCCCTCTCTTTCACGTCGCTCAGGTACGGCTCAGTCGCTACATAGTCACCGTACTCATTGAAGCCCACCCACACTTGGCCTACCAAGATCAGGAAGTGGGCTCTTGAGATCAACTTCATGCAAGTCCCCCCAGCTATAGCCAATCTTTAGCTCGACGGGTATAATGATCGGACCACCCCATGTTTCCACTGTTGATGTCATTGCGGTCTCAAGATCCCGGAGTGAGCTTGCTACACTTTCCGCTGGTACCTCGCACACAATGGAGTCGTGTACTTGTGCCACGACTGAGTATCCTTGAGCTACCAGCCTTCGGACCCCTATGTTTGTTACCGTTACGATACTGCTTTGGGGTCGCTGGGCATATGCCTTTCGGAATAAGTCCTCATCCATCCGATCTAGGAACAATCGTCGACGCCCGAATGCGTCGTGAATGCATCTGGTGGCCCGGACCACACTACGTATACGTGGGTACCACAGAGTTCTAAGTTCAGGAGCGAGACTATGATAGGACTCAATGAGGAACTCGGCCTTGGATTTTGCTCCCCACAGTCCTCGAAGTTCCAGGTCATCTATATCGATCCCCGCAAGTCTAAGGATCATGATGAGCTTCTTCCACGCCATTCCGTAATTACTGGCGTGCGTGACCGTCTTAAACGTTTTGTAAATTTCTTCTTCGCTCTTGCTCACGTGACGCTTCAGTGTGCGCGATGCGAACTCGCAGTACGGATTGATCGTGGGATCTGTGTACAGCTTCTGCAGACTTGGCGACTGGCTGTCGAACGCAACGAACATCGCCTCCGCTCGCTTTAGGTCCCCCTGAATAAGGACGTGACCAGGCGCCGCTACAAACATCTTCCTGGCACGCATCGGGATGTTTTGCAGTTGTGGCCCACTACCGCGGCCCCTGCTACTTAAGCGGCCCGACTTAGTCCCATGGATCAGATAATCTGCTTTGTACCTATTATCCTCGCCAACCTGGAGAGACAAAAACCCGCTAAGCATCGTGCGCCTCTCCCGAACGTCCAAGATCTTTCTGAAGATCGGCGCATGCCGCTCACTGTCGTAGGACAACTTTCGCAATGTATCTTCGTCTGTACTTGGTTGGCCGCCCTTCGTTTGCTTGAGCTTGGGAAGCTTGAGCACATCGTGCAGCAAATATCTGAGGTCGGTAGGACTCCGAACGTTGAGGTCGAAGTTAACCATCTGATTAAGTTGCAACTGTAGATACTCCCTCTCAAGCTCCATCCTCGCGCGCGTCGTCTCGAGGGCCTGTTTGTCAATGACGAAGCCCTGGCTCTGCATGTGCATGACAGGTCGAATCAAGCTTAGCACTTGTTCCTGGTAGTACTGAAGCTGGTCGTTCTTTATCAGTTCTTTTTTGAGTCCAAGGTACGCTTCGTATGTGCAGGCAGCGTCCTTGCAATTGTAGCGCCAGAGGTCGCTGCTACTTTCATGTTTGTAGTACGGTTCCTCTGTATAGATACTTGTTATGAATCCGAGATCGTGGTCGAACTCCGGGTAGAGGAGGTGGTGCGCGAGCATCGTATCAAACTCAATGCGCGGGAAGGTGAACCCGTAGCGTTCGAGTCGTGTGAGGTCAAACTGTATGTTTTGCCCGATGATCCCGCGGGTGCGAAAGACATGTTCCAATTTACGCCAGACGTATGCAAGTTCTGTAACTCCGAGGCGACCTCCTCTAAATGGGATACAGATCGCCCGTGCGGGATCGTCAGAGATACCGACACACGTAGGGTAGTCCATCCCGATTGTTTCGATATCCACCGAAATAGGGTCGCCAAGCCCGTCGAGATAGCTAACAGCTTCGACAAGGTTGGGGTCGATGAGGAAGTCGCGTTGAGGCCGATTGATATGCGGAAATGCTGCTTCACGACGAGCCCTCCTTAAGTCGTGTTCAATGATGAAAGTTATCGGGAACTCGCGGAGGGCAGCCGCAGTGTGATAAGTACCGATAACTTTGCGATTGGGCACCAGACTACAAGGTAGAACCGAGCCCCGCCACTGTTCGATTGACTGCTGGCCCGTGAGGGCATATAGTGCCTGCGCGCCAATGGCGACAAACACGTTTGCCGTCGTGCGACTAAGCTCGTCCCGCAGAGCGGGCAGAACCGAATCAATTTCTTCTCGCGTAGGGACGGATAGGACATCGTGGAAGTCCCGTCGTACATTCGTGACGTAACATTCTGCCCGCGATAAGCCTGCCAATCGCCAAAGTAGTTCGCCCGAGGGGCCAGTGAAGGGCCTGCCTGTACAGACCTCATCCTGGCCCGGTCGGGCGCCTACGAAAGCAATCTGACAAGCGGGTGTGCCGCTAGGTGGAACTATCCTTCCGTGAAACGGACTGGCCATTGCGGATCACCCGAAAGAATTCACTCGGAAACAGTAGACTCATTGCTAGGAGCGCCATCACCTGCCGGCAGGTCAATTTCTGCCTGGCTCGCCAGATCACGCGCCACGCGATCCACCGCACTGCGATAAAAGTCCTGATGCTTCTCGATCCCGATGAACCGGCAGCCCAGCTGTGCAGCAGCAACCAAGGAACTTCCGCTTCCGGCGAAGGGGTCAAGTACGAGTTCACCCTTGACGGCGCTCGCTTCGATGAGGTGTCGCATGAGCGCGACGGGCTTCTCGACGCTGTGGATCTTCTTTGAGACGGTGTCATACTTAAGCACGTTGAACGGTTGGGGCTTGACCAGAACACGGCCGCGGTTCACCCAGAAGCACGGTTCGTAGGTATAGATCCAATTCCGTGTAGGATCCCCGATGCCCGTGGTCTGCTTAAGCCAGATGATGGGGGTCGCTTCGCACTCCCCGAAATGCCGCTTGAGCATTAGGTACACAGGTTCGTACCTAGTCATGTGGAAGAACACGTACGCATGTCCGTCAGGCTTCAACAGCCTAGCAGCGTGCATGAACGTTTCGTCTAGCATATCCATGACTGTCTTGGGGTCGTCATCGTACATGGCGCCCTGGTTCTCGGCAAACTTGCTGGAGCTGGTCGCTGTGCCTTCCCGATACAGCCCTATTCCGTACGGTGGGTCTGTGACGATGAGGTCGATGGAGTCGGCGGGGAGTCCGCGGAGGACATCTCGGGAATCGGCGTGATAGAAGATTCCGATACCTTTCCACACGGCTTTGCGGATCGGTTGACGGACGAATATCGGAGCGTCGGTTTCTGTGGCTTCTTCCTCGGCATCGTCGTCATCTTCCGAGAACGCTCCATGGTCGATCTCCTGCTTGCGCTTCGCCAGCTCCGCACGAAGTGCGGTCTCCTTCATGCGCCTGAACCGCTTGAACGCGGAGGACTTTGTCTTTTCCTCCACGAGATCTGGGTATTCCTGGAGCGCCTTTGCTAACGCAAGATCCATGCTAATGGATCCGGTCGCACGATCAAGTTCCCTTGCCGCCTCCTCGATCCCGTACCCACCGTTCTCGCTTAGTGGGTTACCCTTCTCGCCGTACCGACTCTGCTTGGCCATGTACAGCCTGTAGAGCCCGACGACTTCCTCTTGCCACTCGAGATCCTTGCGCCGGATATTCTCCTCAAGCTCGAGTTCCTGTCGCACGATCGGATCCAGCGCCTCGCGGCGCAGGTACGGGATGTCGGGCCAGCCGAGATGCTTTGCTGCCAAGATGCGGCGGTGGCCCGCGATCAAATTGTTCTCCTCGTCGAGCACGATGGGCGTGAGCAATCCGAACCGTGCCAGTGACGCAGCGAGTCCCTCGATATCACCGAAGAACTTCCGCATGCGATGCTTCTCACCGATGTTGATGTCCGTGATGGCTATGCGTTCCTCAGGCATTGTCGCGCTTCCTCTTGCTTTCCCAGGGCCGGGTCTCAATGAGTTGGCCTAGGTGTTCTAGGGATCGGGTGAGCTGCGCGGGCGACGGGAACATATCCATCGCTTCTTCAATCCTATCCTCCTCGTCGTTCTCAACGATGGTTTTTAGGTGGTCAAGTGCGTCGGTCACTTCCACAAAAGTTGCTGCGATCTTCTCGATCTTCGAAAGGCATTTTTGGTTCATGGCTTCCTCGTCTAGTGGGCCGACGGCTCCCCGGGGAGGTCCCGACTGGGGGCAGCCGGTGTGGTGAGCCGCCGGCCCTCAGGTTAGACTACGCCTTGCTGTAAGGCGGAGTCACTTCGGCCCGGATCGCGCTCGGATCGGTGCGGTCCGGGGAGTGCTTGACGGTCACGTAGACCTCCTTGCCGAGGAAGTCATCGACATGGAAACCTTTCTCGGTGAAGGGAACCTGGGCAGCCTTCATGAACCGCTTGAGATTCCACATCGCGTTGGGATGGAAGCTCAGGGTGAGGAACAGGGTGCGCTTGAGGAACTTGTCCTCAACCTCGAGCGGAGCGAGGCGCACGTCGATGTATGGATACTCGCTCCCCTGCTTGTGTTGGCGCTGCGCCGACTTGACGCGGCACAGTTGGAGGCCAGCGGGAACAGGATCCCCGCCGTCGTCAACGTCCCCCAGGTTGATGTTGATGAAGTCTTCTTCCGCCATGCTACTGCCTCCTTGGCACGCTACCGCGTGCCCGTTAGGGCCGGTGAACCGGCCGAGTCAACGTGTTCGATCCGTGCACCTGCTCGTATAAGGATGGCGATAGCGACGAGTGCTGGTAGAAAGAGGATCTTTCGCCGGAGTATCGGCGCTGCCTCAACCACTCTATCGCCACTGACAACAAAGCCAGCGCAATACGCAGGATGACTTGCTTGAAAAAGAAGTTCATCGCTCACGCGAAGATCTCCGGACCGGCTAAGACCTCGGGGTCGAGGTTCCTTCCCGTACGTGCAGCTGCGCCATTGGCAGTCACAGTCTGGAGTTTGTACTTCCCGCTTCGTTCCCGTCCAGTGAGCCAGTAAGCCTCAGTGAAGAATCTGACAAGATTATCTCCCATCTGCCCTGCGACAGAAGGTCGTATAACGTCAAGCTTAGTATCCTCATCAGTTCGACGCTTCTCGTGGCAGACGACGATTCGATCACAAGGCAGAGTGAGAAAACCATTTAGGTACTCCATCATCCCTGCGAGATAAATCCCCCACAGCCTCTCGGTCATAAACGAGACCCGATGCGTGTACATGAGCAGCCGGGTCCAGTGGTCGCCAACTGCCGTCAGAGTATCAAGCACGACACAATCGTAATCGAGCCCCTGCTCGGTCCGCGCTTGCTTTAGTAACTCGTTTGTGACGCCTACGAGCTTCTCATAGCCCATGGGCTTCTTGCTAGGAATAGTGCCAGTCTTCACGTCCTTGGGATCCGGCGACCAGGGTATCTCGATCCGCTCAGGGTTCCCAAGAGGTTCGTCGGGCACCCACACGCTGATCGCGCCTTTGTTGGGCAGCCGGTCCATCTCGTGAATCTTTTGGTCCACGTCCAACCAGAGCTTCCGCTTGCTAGGGTGCATGGCTGCGAGGGTAGTCTTCCCACTACCTGGAGGCCCGTAGAACAAGTATGATCGCCCGACTCGTGGCGCGTCGGTCACGTGCCGGATGTTGTTCAATTCACTCATTCTTCCTCCTTCCGTGGTTCCCACGGTTTCACTTCGTAAGCGCTCTGCTTGAGAGTCTCCCGAGTCTGGGCAGATGCGATACACAGTGGGTAATACTCGCAGACTCGGTTGTACGCTCCGCACGCGTAGGGTGCCGATTTGGACCACCAGCCTTGCTCGCGGCCCCTGAGGATTTGAGTCGCGAGGTGTTGGACCTCGGTTCGCCAGTTATCGAACTCCTCGGGGGTCCGGTATGTAAAGATGCGTGCGAAGCTGTTGTCGTCGATCTTAGTTGTTATGCGAAGGGAATTGGCCATTGCGGACGTTACCTCGCGGCCGATAAGGGCCTCAGCCCCTCGCATGTACCCGGTGAACTGACCACTGAGCTTGAAGCTGGCGTCGAACACGGCCCCGAAGCGGGAGGTGGTCTTGTGGTCGATAGTCATCGGGGTGCCTTCGTAGTCCACGATGAGATCGATCCGCCCGATATACTTGAAGCCGACTCCCTCGCTAGTGACGAACCAAATCTCGAAGGGTTTCTCGACCTCAAGCACCTTGAAAGGTTCGCGGCCATACTTGGAGAGATAGGTCACTAGCATCTCAAGGCCCCGATCGACGGTACGAATCTCCCGCATTTCCTCGGGATCATCGCTGTAGTTGGCGAGAAAGAGGGCGCTGATACGAGGGATCTCGCGGCCCTTACAGTAGAAGCACCCTTGTTCACAGAGTGGGCACTTCACCTTCTCGAAGGCGGTGCCGCGGTAGAGGGACTCTAGGGCCTTGTGGATCGCTCCACCGAACATGATAGCCGAGTCGCGCTTACGGTCTACCGGGACTAGGTGTTCTTCGTAACGATAGGCGTACTTCTGCGGGCAGAGATGGAACGCTTCGATCTTGCTGGAATCGAGCCAGAACTCGTCCCCCATGATTCACCTCCCCAGGTGGTTGTCATTCATCACCCATTAGTTCGCGCATTTGGTCGATGTTGTCGTTCATGTCCTCGACACACTCAGCGCAAATGTTCCCGAGTGTGGTGGTAAGAACGATGGGCGCTGCCTTGTTGCAAGCGTCGCAAACCTCAGCTTCGGTCTTGTTCAATCGAACGTAGAGTTGGGACGCGAGCCACTGCATGTCGAGGTACGGTAGTTCGACGTGGCCAGACCAGTCGAGTAGTTCGATCTCCCGCAGTATGCGTCGTGCGGTGAGAGACATCTCAGTCTCCGAACAGATCGTCCCGCCAGGTACGCTTGGCCGGATCTTTAGGTGGCTTCTTTTCATCGAGTCGCTTCGGCTGCTTGGGCGTCTTTGTGGGAATACGGACCGCTTGTAGTTCTGTGATAGCTGATATCAGTTCCTCGTAGCTCATTTGATCGACGGTCTTGCCCATCCGTAGGTCCCTCTCAAGCCTCCTGTATAGGTGGAGTTCAGCGGACGTGGTCCCATAGGGGCGGGGACCGTTATTCGTTTTCCAGAGGATCATAGTCCCCGCCCCCGCTTAGGTCAGAGCCCTAGGGACTCGAGGTACTGAGCCCGCTTGCGCTCGCGAGGCTCGGTCTCGGACTCCTTCTGGAGCTTGGAGCGCTCGACGCCCTGGAGGTACACGACATGGGCATTGATGAAGCGACGGAACACGGCCTTCTCACCGAGCAGCGCCACGGCGTCCCCAATAGACGCGGGCAGTTCTGCCTGGAAGTCCTGCTCGTTCTTGTCATCACCCTTGCCGGTGCTGACCTTGAGAGTGACGGCCTTGACCTTTGCTTCGTGCTTTGCGGGAACAACAATATCCGCCATGTGTCCTCTCCTTCTTCTAGCGTGGATCAATTGATGGGTTTTGCGATCCACGACTACTAAATTGTTGAGGTTGTTATTGAACGGATCTTCGTGTACTAGTTCGTAATTCTTGAGCCTCCTTCCCAGATATATCTCGATAAGTTTTCTGGCTGCTATGTGGCCGTAGGCTGTTGCGGTGCCGCCTGTTATCGTGTCCTTAAATTTTCCTTTTAAATTCAAAAGGCGACTCCCTGACGATGTAGGTCAATGCAAACGGAGTGCCAATGTCAATTTTACAATTCACCTCAAGGTCCTGGTATTGACAAGGCTGCATTGTGCACGTAACAATCCCTTGAGCTTCTTTAGTAAGGGAAAGAGGACCGCATTTCCGGTTATGTTTGGGTCAACAGATATTTCGGGAGTTAGCTGAAATTCCGACCAGAGAAGGTGGCCCATGGGAATACGCTTCGTAACCACGCGGGCGCCCGTCGGTACTTTGATGTTGAGCTCAATCTGTTCTATGATCTCGCGCCTGGTTGCATCTAGCTCGAGCTGGACCTCGGGTCCAACTAGAAAGCAGATGAGCTGCGCGATATTGAACATCTCGACCTGGGCGGCATGGAAATGACGTATTACTTCTGGCGTCCTACCGTTTCTAGGTAGGTGGCCATGCTTTCCGCGTAGTTCGCGGAAGCGTGCGATTGCCATGTCAAGTATCATGCTGTCTTGAGAACCCCCCTTCTGCATCAGAACGCAGCTTGGCGCTGTGGGTCGTTGACCCAACAAGAAAGTTTGGGGCACGCCTCGACGTCGGGCGCGGTCAGACGCCCGAGTCGGTTGGCTGTCCCGTGGCTACTTCAATCTGTGAAGGAGAATGAAAGAGGCTAACATGAAACTACCTCATTACGTTGAGGTCCGCCGTTCTCATTTTCAACCTTGTTTATATGCACCGGATGAGACGCCGGTTTAGGGCAACTGCCCAGGGCGCGGTTCGCCCTTAGATCTTCTGGTACAATTTCTTGCTGTCCAGTGCCGCGGCACCGCTCGGTGACAAGCGACCGCGGGGATCGATCAGTCCCCGATACACGCAGACTGCACGCGCAACTGCCATCGTGGACCGATCGAAGGCATCTTCCTGCGATAGGAGCACTGCGATTTCCTCGGGCGAGAGTCGCCAGCCATTGGAGTAGGACCAGGAGTGTGCTCGTGCCCTTGCGGGGCAGAGGAACACCAGCAGGTCACGACGCCGGCCCCGCATCACGGGAAGGGCCGCGAGTGCTGTGTTAACGTCGAGCTTGATACGCTTGCCCTCTCTCAGGGCGTGGTTGCGGTAGAAGGTGTAAGGCTCCTGGGAGATGTCGAGCAGTCGGAAGCGGAGCCTCGAGACTCCCGACAGGTTGCTAGCGTTGATGGTCACGTCGGGCGTCGGGACCAGCCAGACGAATCGGCCTTGGTAGCCGATCCGCCGGCTGATCTCGCGCATCACGTCTTGCCTCCTATAGACGGAAGCTGAGTCCATGTTAGACGAGCCTGCCTCCGGACTTGGTGATGACCAGGCTTGCGAAGTGAACCAACAACTCAAGGCATCCTGTTGCACTCTCGTGTGGCATCTCGTGACATGCTACCATGTGTTCCACGAACTCGGCCGTGGACTTGGCTGTCGGTCCGATAATACCCTTGTCTTTGCGGATCGTGGCCCACCAGCAGCCGATGAAGTGATACAACAGGTTACCCATCGAATCCGACTTCTCTCTGTCATCGACGAAGTTAAGCTCGTCGATCACCTGGGCTGCCGCCTCGATGCACCACTCGTGGAACGGCTCGACATGTAACCAGTTGTCATCGAACGGAATGTGGCAGAAGTCCTGCATCACACCTCCTTACTCGCAGATTGTCTGGAGGTCAGCCATGATTGCGTTGTAGATAGTCTCACGATCCTCTGCGCTTAGTTGCGTGATCTCTGCCTCCTCCTGGGGGTCGAAGACCTTGTACCTGAACTCGATCGTATCGTGTTCGTCTTCCAGGTCCCCGTCACGCACGTAGTGGTCTAGGAGCAGGACCACGACCTGTCGCGCGCCGAGCATTATCTCGAGTTCGAAGGACACGTAAAATCCCATCTACGAGCGCGAGTGGGTCTTCGTGTAGCTGACCTGGCCCTTGTCAATCCGAAGGGTCCACCCACACTTCTCGTTGTAACAGACCCACGCTTTGTACTTGACGGAGCCCCCGTGATCCCCGCCGTAGTCTGATAGCGGGAGCAAGATCCCGGACTTGCAGTTAGGACAATTGATAAACGTCTCCATCTTCCTCTCCTCCTCCTACTTCAGTAGATCGTCAAGATCTTGCTTGAACTTGAGGGTGATCTCGCCCACCGCCCCACCCCGCCCCCTCCTCCCCCCACCACCTTGGCTGGTGAGGGGGAGACGTGGGGTCCCCGTCTCCGATCGAGGGGCCGCTGCCTGTTCGAACGCCAGTTCCCGCGGCCCATGGTACGGGATGTACTCGCCGTCGTGCCGAATGAGCGGCGCGACGAGGTTGATCGCTTGCACCAGCAGCTGGTCGATCTCAGCGAGCTGGCCCCGCAGAGACTCTTGCTCTACGGGGCGCGCTCGGAGATCCGCTAGTGCTGTGTTAAGGAAGTGACTTACTGCTACTAGCGGAGCGTGTGGCATGGTTCACCACTTGGGCCTGGGGCCCTGGGTCTTGCGGAGCATGTTCAGTAGCTCCCGATCGGTCTTGCTGAAGGGCTCGTCCCCGCGGCGCTCCTCAAGGGCTAGCTCGTAGCCCATGTCGTACTCGCGCTGCAGGATGGGGTCGCTCCACTTGTAGCGTTTGAGGCCCTCGAGCCCGTGGTGGTATCCTAGCTTCCGATGTTCGTCGTATAGCCCCATCTCACCTCCTCACGGCAACGTGCCAGTGATGGCCCAGATCATGAGCGTGATGAACGCTGCCCAGGCCACGAACTCAGTCACGAACTCGAAGACCTGGCCGTGGCGTTCGTGCTGCCAGAACCACTTGTACCTGGGCGTCATTCCATCTCCTCGATGGTCCACCCACGCTTCTCGAACCTCTCGCGGATGGGCGCCCAGTCCGCGCCGATGAAATCGGGCCTGAAGCACGACTTGTCGCTTGTGCCCGCAGCCACGATCACATGGTCGCTGTTCACGTGGACCTGCATCGTTTGCCCGTTAGGTGCCGTAGTCACGACGTAGGTGGTCCATCCACTGTTGTCGTTCATGTTATACATCTCCTCCCAACACGTGGGGCATGTGCCAGTGATGAACAACTCCCGGAGGTCCGGGGAGAGTTCGGGCATTGCATCCTGGATCATGTGGCCAGCCATCCAGCTGTCGAAGCGGTCCTGGTGAATGGGAACGTCCACCTGGACAGGGCACCAGCGGCAGTTGATTTGCGCGTACACATGGCCTTCCTTGGTAACGAGGTTGATGTCTGTGATCATGGGCGGCTCAGCTTACGGCCGGCACCCGTGCCCGTGCTCTTGAGGCGACCTGCCTTGATCAGTTCCTTCGCTACGCTCTGCACTGCGGTGTTGTGAATCTTGAGCTGTCGCGCGACCGCGGCGCCAGTAGTGGTCTTGCCCTTGTTAGTGGCAGCCATGAGCGCGTCGCGGATCTTCTGCCAGTCGTGCTTGTAGCCCTTGCCTGGGGACTTCGAGTTGGCTACCGCGCGCTGCTTGTTGTGAGATTTGAGGATACGGGCCAGCTCGCGGCCGTGCTTGGCGCAGAGGTCCACGTTAGGCACGCTGCTTGTCTCGTTGCCGTTTGACGCTGCCAGACTTACGACGGCGTGTTTGTGCTTTGGGCACCAATCGCAGACGAGCTCTGTTATCTGAGCCATGGGGTTGTTCCACCTTTCTGATGTCTGAATCTAGGATGGCGACTCGCGCCGCTGCTGGGTTGTGATTATCCAAGAACTCTCGGTATTCCTTCGAGTGCTTGTACGCAGGGGTCTTGATGATCCTGCCCCGCGCGTCCCAGATCGGGAACTTCTCGCTGTTGCACTGGCTGCATACCTTGTGGATCTTGAACGTCCCATCATTGAGCTTGATGATCAGGACGGTCCTGAAGGCATGCCGGTAACCCGCTGTGCATTCCATCAGTAGCTCGTACTTCACGCCGCAGCCCTCCTCGCCTCAGCCGCGCTTTCCTCGCGGACGATCCGTGCGATGGCGCTGAGTGCCTCAACGCCGGTGATCTCCCTCCGATTGTGGGCCCGGAGGACGCCCTGGATTCTCGAGAGCGTTCGCTTGTTGGTAGGTTTGGTTTCCTTCATCGCGTCTCCTTTTCTGGGTTCGCTGGTCGCTGTGACCAGTGGGGTGCCAGGTTGACACCTTACTTGGCGCTTCGAACTCCGAAGCGCCAAGCGGGCTATCAACTTGGGATGTTTGCCTCTAGTGTCTCCTCCTTAGTGATGATCTCTCGGAACATGTCCTCTAACTTCTGGGGGACGTTCGCGTTTTGGTTGGGGGCTGGGTTCGTAGTCTCCTCGAGCCACCGGCAGAGGTTGGACGCTTCGTCCTCGCTCATATGGATGTTGACGGTCTTGGCCATTGGGTAGTGGCTCACGTGCATGACTTCTCCGCTAGCCCAGTGACGAGTCCGTGCCAGTACGCGACTTCCGTGGCGTATGGTACGTGGCCCTTGCGGGCATACATGAGTGTGAGAAAGACTGGCACGATCCACGGCTCCTTGCCGAGTGGCACGATCGGCTTGAGATCCTCGTAGATCGCTTCAGTCAGCCCGACGTGGGCGTCGGCCTCGAGCATGATGTCGAGCGCGTCCGCCCAGTGGGCTCCGCGGTAGTGCGGGTTTGTTTCGACGAAATGCTCGAGTGCCTTCTTGCTGTGATCTGACAGCAGTTCCTCGATGTCCAGGAGCATCCTGGTCTGTTGATCCGTCTCCATTCGCCCTCCTTTGCATCTCGGGTAGATAGCCCTGCAATAAGGCCAGCAGGTAGTTGCGTCGCTGCTCGAGCCAGGTCACTTCGGGAATCCCTGCGCCTGGTCGATCAGTTCACGGACGGCGCTGCGGAGCCCGTGTAGCTGTTGGGTCAAGAACTCGCGCTCCGCGTCGGTCTTGGCTAGCGTCCGCAGATTCACGAACACCGCGCCAAACCGCTTGTACATGTCGTTGAGGATCATGTTGAGGCTCCCGTGCTTCTTGACTGGATCATTTGGGATGGGTCGCACGATTGCCTCCTGGTGTCCGTTCCTAGGTGTGATTCCGACTGCTCCTTCCAGCAGCCCCCTGCGCTCCGATGGTGGTGTTTTCATTCGTCGTACTCCCTGAAGTTGTGAACCAGCCGATAGTTCACGCCGATCAGGGGATCGACGACGCAGACGTGGCCATTGACGCACCAGGTGACAGCGGTGGGGCGTGGGTCACCCGAGAAGACGGGCAGCTGGAGCTTGATGCAGCGCTCGTTGCACTCGGGGCACCGGTCGATGGAGTGGATGGGATCGTCGGTCCGAAGGGCTTCGGCTCGTGGGTCGTCGTATTCGCTGGTCATTCGCCCGGCTCCACGCGGTCGACCTCGATCTCGCGCTCGTTCATGTTGCTCTCGATGTCCTGGTTGTCCACGTCCCAGACGATGTTGTACTTCTCTGGGTACGGGGCCTTGTCCTGGCGGTACGCCTTCATGGCTGCCTCATCGTTCTCGACGAGGCCCGCGTACACGTCCATCGCGCGGTCCCAGGCCTGGTCCTCGTTCTCCGCGGCGACCTTGATGTGACAGGTCGCCGTGAGCTTGACGGGCACCTTCAGTGTGACGTTGTAGATCATGGTTAGATCTCCTGTACTGAGAGCTTGATGGCCTTGCCGTCGCCGATGGCAAGTGGTTGCATGGCGGAGACAGCCTCCCTGATGTCGTCGCGGAACTGCTGGGTGAGTTCCGCGAACTTCTCGTCGGGGCACTCCATCCAGAACTCGTCGGTGACAAGCACTGTGATCTTCATCTGTAGGATCGTGCGCATTTAGTCCTCCTTGTTGGTTCGCTCGATCGCTTCGAGGATCTGGAAGGTCTGGATCGTGCGGTGGAGTCCGCTGACGATAACATCGGCGTACTCGGGGGTATTGACCGTGTCTTTGATCACGTTGGTAACGACCTCGGGTAGGGCCCTGCCGTTCTCGGGGAAGATCTCGATGCTCAAGTCCGTGATGTCTACGGGAGTCACGTGCTTGAGAGGGGCGCGTTCCCCATTCGACATGATCTTGAAGACCCGCACGGTGATACCGTGCTCCTTGAGACCCTTCGGATTGATTACCACTTTCGTGCTCCTTTCATTGGTTGGTGGGATGCGTAGCATCCCGGTGCGGGATTGCACCGTGAGGGGCTTGGTCTCCCAAGCCCCTGGTGCTGCAATCACTGGTTGTCGTGGTGACAGACCAACCGGCAGTGTTCGCAGAGATTCCAGGTGCCCATGTCCCGGAGCTTGGTGGGTTGGGTGGGAATGTGAGCACCGTAGCCGTGGCCTTCGCCTTCGTCGTCGGTATGTGAGATGTGCTCGCACTCACACCACGCTGTGAGAAGGGCCGCGGCCTGGACGTGGCGTGCACATTCGGGGCAGCTACGCTGGTCTAACTCGTAGCGCCAATCCACGACCTCGTTGCCGATGGTATTGACCGACCAGGCTTTGCCGTCTGCGTAGAGGATGGGTCCGGCGGAGCCACAGTGAGGCTTGGTGTTCGGGTGGATGGTGAGGGTCATCGTGCTAGTCCTTTCTGCGAGCGAGTCGCTCGGCGCCTGGGTACTCATACTGCTTGAGGTGCTTCTTGATCTTGAAGGGGAGATCCACGAGGATCTCGTCGGGCAGCGGACCGAGTTGCTCGAATTCGTGGAGGGCCTTGACGTAGGCGTAGTACGCATCGTTCAGGACGAGGGAGGCGTGGGCCACGCGCTCGCGTAGCTCGTAGGTATCGGCCTGGGGGACTGCCTTGGGCGAGCGGTACTTGTACACGTCTTCGGGCTCGGGCTTGTAGTAGCGTCGTTGGGGTTCGTTGCGAGTCCGAGCGCCCGGGGGATTGCTCCCCCTGGCAGGGCGCGGTTTGTTTGTCTCGGCTGCCTTGAGAGGCTGCTTGAAGTTGAGAGTGAGGGTCAATGCCTTGTCCTCCTTGGGGGGGGCTGCCTCAGCCCACGATTTGGCGAAGGCGGTCGCAGACGCGATTGATGGCGACCATCTGCTCATGGGTGCCGCCGAGGTCGGGGTGGTGCTTGCGGCTCGTGGTGCGGTAGCCAGCGTTGATGATCTCCAGCGCGAGCTGTCGATCGACGGCGGCGATGGCCTGCTGGGTGGCGTACCGAGCATTCTGGCGGGCGCGCCACGCTTCCTCACGTGCACGCTGCGCCTGCTCGTCGGCGCGGCGCTCCGCCTTGACACGCTTGCGCTCGGCGCGGCGCCGTTCCTGCTCTGCCTTGCGTTTGTTGACTCGGGCATCAGCGTTGAAGGTGAAATCCATGCAGTTTTCCTTTCTCGGGCTGCACAGCAGCCCCCTTCGGCGGCCTTGCCGCCTGGCTTGGATCCTTGGATCCCGCAGCCGCTCTTGAGTTGCAAACCATCGATTCCGAGGACAGAGTACATGATCCGGCGAGATAAGTCAAGCGCGTTAACTATCAACCTTGGTGCGCTTCGCGGCGCGGTCGAGGACATCTGACGCGGATTGTGGAGTGGGCATCTTGCGGGTCAGTTCAGCAATTTGAACTGATACGTTGGAATCTGTCTTGGCAGCGAGGGTGCGCTCGAGCTGGGGCATATACTGATGAACTAACATGTCTGCTATGCGGGGATCATGGGCACGCTTGCGATGCATTGTCTCAGCACACGAGGAGCAGAGATCGTAGCGCGTGTCCATCTCCTCCTGGAGGTATGGGACCTTGCAACGTGCACAGATAGGTACGTCGTACTTATCACGGAGGAACTGGAGTCGTTCTTGCCAGGCTAGGCGAATGAATGTGTTGGGTAGTTCGCGGGCGTCAATGCCCACGTGGTCGAGTGCAGCTAGGAGTCGGTCGAGATACGCGTAATTGATGCGACGTGACATGTTGTCTCCTTTCAGTTAGCGGGGTACTGCCTAGTGGTATATGTATGCAGAAGTTGTGCCACACTAATTGGGGCCTCGTGGGCGTGGTACCGCGGCGGGCCGTGGGCTCGTGGTTGGGGTTTGTGGTCGATTTGTTGGTGGTTCTGGTTCTAGTGTGCCCCTTGGGATGATATGGTGGGTTCCTATCATTAAGTATATTGTAACACTATATAATTATTTATACATATAGGGCCACTTCAAATTCCTCGTGATACCCTTTAATTTCCTTCCTCGTCGGAAATGACGACAGAACCTCACCATATTCCCCCAAGGGGCACACCAGAACCATAACCCACAACCAATCAACCAATGTCAGCCCAGTGGCTGGCTAACGTGGCTAGCACGTTGAACGTTCACATTTTGAAGGCCCAACAAACCTGGCCAGATGAGATGCCCGCGTTTGTATCTCTATGAGAGTGCCGCGTTTCAACCATTATAGGGGCGTGCGCCGCGGCTGCTGGCTAGCTTTCAGCGCCGCGAGGTAGAGCTCTGGTACTCGAGCAACCTGGCCAGGTGGCAGGCCAGGCAGCAGCCTGGTCGAACAGCCAGGTGTGCAGCTAGACTGACGTGCTCAGGCAGGTGCCATGGCACGACGCAAGCGAAAAAAAATCGCGTCGGGGGCAAAAAAAGACTTGACTCGCTCCGCCCCGTCGGGCAAGGTGGTTCCAATCCGATCGATGGTCGATCGGAGGTTGCTTGATCCGGGCGAGGCCCGGGCCAAAGGAGATCAGAGATGGCATTCACGTTCCGCAAGCCGGTCGCAGGCGAGGCCACCAAGCCCGCGACCAAGAAGGATCCGATGGCGTATATCTTCATCGGAAACGATCCGTACCGCACCAGCCCCGACCGGACCGCGCAGGACTGGCGTAAGCTTTTCCTGGTGTTGGCAAGCTTCGCTGAGAGCAACGGCAAGCCAGTCAGCAATAATGAGTTCGGGCTGTCGATGGTGTACGACGCGCTGGAGAAGCTGGAGGCGCAGGCCCGCAAGGAACTCGGCGCCGACTACGACACGGCCGTCGAGGCGCGGTGGACGGAGATTCTTGCCAAGGAAGCAGAGAAGAAGGACCGCAAGGCAGCAGCGGACGCTGTTAACCCGGACCTGCAGCAGGATCTGGAAGCGTCAGTCGAGGCGGCCACCAAGCCGGCCACGAAGCCAGTTGCCAAGACCAAGAAGTAGCAAGGCAACTTGCTAGAGACGGGGGGCCGGGGTAACCTGGCCCCCTTTCTTTTTGGCTCGCGCCGTACGAGCGTTCGTTTGACACAGACAACCTGTATGCGAACGAGCGTTCGTTAGTACCCCCCAACGTGATTTAAAATTGGAGGACCCGCTAGGGTACCCCACCCTCGCGCGCGCGTACTTTTTTCAGTACTTTGTAAACGATACAACTGCTATCCATTTCACAGCTTTTGGCCCGGTGGCCCTGGCACGCCGATTGCATTAGTATGGACCGCCCTCCCTCGAAATTCCTGCGGAAGCTGGCAGCCCTCTACGATCGACTACCCAAGCGGTACGAAGTCCGGAATGGCCCATGGGACAACGATCCCGAGGGCCTTATTTTTTGAAGGAGGCCAGGGATGGGGCGCTTCGCGCCACCAAACCCCTGAGCAGCGAAGGGAGCCAGGGATGGCTACCAAGGAAACTGAGACCGCAGGACCCCCGAAGCCCGAGAAGCCCGCAGCCCGGAAGCTCGCCGACGACTTCCAACCAAACGAGCCCACCTCGAAGTCCGGCCTAGATAAGGACGGGCACCCCGACGATTCCCTCTCGGCCAAGCAGGTCGAACGGGCGGCCACGGAGGCCATGCTCTCCCTCCGTCCCCAACCCTCGGCGGAGGAAATGAACGCGGTCTTCGACAAGCTCGGGGAGCTGACGCCCGAGGGTCAGCCCGCCAAGAAGTTCAAGACTGCTAAGGAAGCAGGTGACGCTGCGGTCGCAGCCCTCAACGAGGGCAGCAAGTAGGGGGGCGGGGAGGGGCACGCAGATGGCCAAGAAGTGGATTCAGGGCGCGATCAAGCATCCGGGTGCCCTTCACAAGCAGCTAGGCGTCCCGCAAGGAACCAAGATCCCCGCAGCTAAGCTCGCGAAGGCCGCCAAGGCCGGTGGGAAGCTGGGCCAGCGAGCCCGGCTTGCTCAGACCCTTAAGAAGTTCTAGCGAGGAGGTGGTTGCATGCAGCAAAGGAGCATGCTGGCCCGGGCGCCCCAAGCTGATGCTACTACCCCGGGCCACAACTCCTCCTAGGAGATAAATATGCCCAACGATTCTACGACTGGCGATATCGTTTGGCGGCGCCTGGATCCCAAGACTGTTGAGCTGTTCAACCGGATCCGTAGCCGCCACGATGTAACCATCGACCCGAACGACCCAACTACCCAGGTCCAGGACACGAAGGCCAGCCCCCGCGAGGTTGAGACTATCAAGGCCCTCATGAGTGGCAAGTCGAGGCCCCAGGGCGAAGCCCTACCAAACCCGCCCTACGCTGACGAAGCGGGATACAAGCAGAGGCGATTCTGGAACAACCAAATCAAGGACTTCTTCAAGAACCAGGACAGCGAATCGGACTACGACCCCGTGTTGGCCATCCAGAACATGATCGACTCGGGAGCCCTCCGGTATGATGAGGATGGGCTCTCGATCTCAACTAACCTCAAGCTCTCCCCTGAGCAGAACCAGGTCCTCGTGCGACTGGCCGACGAGTGGGCCGCCAATACGGGCCTGTGGCGGAGGGGGGAGGGGGGTGGGGAAAGCTTTGACCCTGGGAACTACAGGCCCTATATAGGAGGACAGTGATGCCAGCACCAGCACCGGATCCAGGAATCTCAAGCATTGCGGCCCAGCGGCCGTGTGGCACGCGTCGGTGGGTCCTGCAGCAAGACAACACGGTTGCGGCGGCCCATGGGTGGTTCCCCTGGAAGGGCCAGAACATCGACACTCCATGGCGGGCTAGCGGTACCAAGTGGACCTCGGACGACGATTCGCACCCGCTTACGTAGTGGTGGTGATGGTAGCGAGCAGTGCTCTGGCGTGCCCAGCTGTGCCATGTCTCAACTGCAGCGTGCCCCTGCGGTCGAAGAAGGAGTTCTGCAGCGAGGTATGCATACCAATCGTCAGTGCACTGTGCAGCCAATTCAGCGGCCCAGACTACAAGCAATGCCAGCAGGGCATCGTGAGGACGTGCGTGCAGACTGATCCTAACGTGTGCCGCGCGGTGTCAATCCCAGTTGGTCCAACGGGGCCGACAGGCCCCGCCGGCCCGCAAGGAGCACAAGGTAATGTCGGACCGAGTGGTGTTCCTGGCATGGATGGCAATGTCGGTGCTACTGGGAATGCTGGTAGCAACGGTGCTATGGGGCTGCCCGGTCAACCCGGAGCGACGGGACCGAGCGGACCCACAGGCCCTACCGGAGGAAGTAGTGCCGGGGTTTTGAGGGCCGTGTCGCAAGATTTCGGTCGCGCACAGGCCGGCGACCTCTTTGTGCTAACGTCCCCTTGCGAGCCCGGCGAGGTCGTCCAAGCTGGGGGCGTCGTTCCAACGATTGCGAACGGCGTCGCGGTCGATATTCAGCGCATCCACTTGTTATTCTCGGGCCCTACCAGCGGGACCGAGTGGACGGCTGCAGCGACGTGCATCCAAACATTATCCCCGAATGCCGACCTCACCTACACCGTCTACGCCCTCTGCGCCCCCTCCTAAGGGTACAGATGGACCTGATAAGCTACCTCGCGGGGATGGCGGGAGGGATCGCGCTCCTGGCCCTCTGCCTGGTTCTGCTCGACCGAGGTCGATGATGGCTAACGGGGGCTGGGCCAGCACCGCGTCGGATATTGTCGTCCGGGTGGGCTTTCCAGTCGTGGTGGCTGCGGTACTTCTATGGTTCCTGTTGACCGAGTTCACGAAGGACATGGGCCAAATCAGCACTCGGATGGCGGAGAACGCAGTTGCTATCGAGAAGTTTACTGCCATGCAGGATAACCAGCTTGCCGAGATGAAGGCGCACACCGCAGAGTTGAGGGCACAGACCCAGATGATGAAGGATTGGGTTGCGGCGAAGAAGCGAGGGGAGCTATGATCCACCGGAAATACTTCTTCGACAACATCAAGTATTACCTGTTTAAGAAGTTCGATCAGGGGCAGGTCGATGGACTCAACGTGTTCCTTGACTGGTACGACAATAAGAACCCACCCATCCCCGAACGGTACCACCTTGACGATCGGATGCTCGCTTACATTCTGGCAACCACGTACCATGAGACCGCGGCTACCATGCAACCCATTGCCGAGTATGGGAAGGGCAAGGGAAAGAAATACGGGACGCCGGATCCCGTCACGGGGCAAACCTATTATGGGCGGGGATATGTCCAGTTAACTTGGAAGGACAACTATTCTCGGCAGGACACCAAGCTATCCCTGAAGGGGACGCTTGTGAAGAATGCGGACCGTGCCCTCGAGCCGGCTATCGCTCTGGAGGTCATCATTGGGGGCATGATTGATGGTGACTTTACGGGCAAGCGCCTATCGCAGTTCTTTACGGACCAGCTCACCAACTGGTACGATGCGCGAACGATCGTGAACGGGTACGACCAAGCCTCGCTGATCGCAGGCTATGGGGAGAAGTTTTGCAATGCGCTTACTCAAACTTAGCCTAGTCATCCTTCTGCTGGCACTGGGTTGCCACAAGCCGCCACCGCCGTGCCCCGTTTGCCCGACGTGTGCACCGTGTCCACCCCCGCCCGTAACTCAGCGTAGGGGAGGCTAGCGTGATAAAGTTGGATAAAGATACAGTCATTCCGTCGGCTACTCCAGTGGATCCTCTAGGTGAGCAGGAACAGGAGCCGCAAGAAGAACCTAACCCTAAATCGATACAGGATGAACCTGGCGATGAAAAAGAAGGTGTCGATGTTCCCAAAGATGGCTAGTATTCCAGCTAAGCCTACCCTGCCAAGGCGACTGGCCGAAGTCGGTAAGGGGCCGCGTCCTCGGGGTACCAAGACCCCGAAGTAGGAGGGTAGCATGCCTGCTAGGAGCAAGGCGCAGCAACGGTTCATGGGGGCGGAGCTGGCGCGGGAGCGCGCGGGAAAGAAAACTAAGACGGGGATGGCAGCATCCCAGTTGGAGGACTTTGCTTCGACCAAGCTGAAGGGCTTGCCGGCCCGCGCCAAGAAGGCGGGGAGGGGGGGAGGGGGGAGGGGGGCAAAGTAATGGCCCTCTTTCAATTAATCGTTCTCATTATCGCGATTGGCGTAGCGCTGTGGGCCGTGAACACGTTCGTGCCCATGGACAGCAAGGTCAAGCAGATCCTTAACACGGTCGTTATTATCGTGCTAGTAGTGTGGTTGTTGTGGTGGCTGCTGATGTTGGCGGGCCTCGGGAGCACGAGGGTGCCGATGCCATGATTGGGAGTTTTGATTGGCCCCACTGTGCGTTTTGCGGGCATGGGGTGGAGAAGGTTGAGCGCCGGCAGGACTTCTTTACGGGGGACCTGGTGTACACGGTGTATTGTCATGGGCGGAAGCAAACCCAGACGGTGAGCGGGCTCGATTTGCATGATGCCATCATGATCTGGGCGACGGCAGCGTTTGATGAGAAGCCCGTAAGCGCGTACCCGAGCGTGACGTACAAGAGGGACAACTAGGTGCCTAGGGACCCAGATCTCGAGGCCGCTAAGGCCCTGTTTCAGTATCAGAAAGAACCCTCGTCTACGACAAGCACGTCCACGACCCAACAGAGGGAGAGTCCGTACAAGGACTACATGTTCCAGCAGCAGAAGCAGGAAGCGTTGCGAATGCCGAGCGACACCGAACTCCAGGATATAATGGATCGAACGCTCGGCTTCGCGATGCCTGTGGTGCGGATGGAGCACATGGGCCTCGAAAGTGCGATGAAGGGGATGGAGGGCACAAGGGCCACGCTAGCACGGGAGCGAGTTCGGCGGCTTGTGAGCGTGGCGAACCGGAACAGCGGGATGGGCGAGCTGTTTGGGGGAGTTCGGACCGATGAGTAGACACCTAGATTATAGGGAGTTGGAGCCGCTCGAGCGCCGTGTGGCGCTCATGCGGGCAGCGGGTATGTCGGAGGTCGTAATTGGGCACTTCTTGGATACTGACTATATGACGGTGAAGGGTATCCTGGAGAGGCCACGGGTTGCGAGATACCTGATTGCGCTTGAGTCGACGTTTGTGCAGGAGATCAGCGAGAGCGCGAAGCACCTGACGGAGTCGATCGAGGCGGAGGCGGTTAACGCGTTTCACATCGAGAAGAATGTGATGGAACGGTTGTACGCGATGGAGAAAGATGTACGCGCACAGTTGGGAGCGGCGTCGACGGCGCAGGATATACTTGACCGCGCTGGCAAACGCGCGCCGACGAAGATCCAAACAGAGGTATCGCATACGATTGATGCCGAGGCCCTTGCGCATGTTGCGGGTGTGCTACAAGAGATACATGGGCCGCAGGTCATCGACGTGACGCCTAGTGGGAATGGGCATGAAGAAACAAGCGACTGAGTGGCAAGGCAAGGGCAAGCCAAGCAAGGCGCAGAAGGCGTTCATTGTGGCTGTGCGGGCCATGCCGCCCAAGAAGACGAAGAAGTGAAGTTCGGATCTTGCTTTGCGGGGATCGGTGGGTTCGACCTGGGGTTGGAAGCCGCAGGCTTCCAGCCTGCATGGCAGGTTGAGCTTAGCGAGTATTGCAGAGGCGTACTCGCTCGTCATTGGCCGGATGTGGCCCGTTACGATGATGTACGGGCCGTCCCGCAATTCGCGTTGGAGAGCGTGGATTTGATTTGCGGGGGGTTCCCGTGCCAGGACGTGAGTGTGGCAGGGAAGCAGGAGGGGTTGGAGGGCGAGCGATCGAGGCTGTGGTATGACATGTACAAGATCATCGCGCGAATCCGACCACGTTGGCTCGTTGTTGAGAACAGCCCTGCTTTACGAACTAGGGGAGCCGATACGGTCCTCGGGGGACTGGAGGAGGTTGGATACTCCTGCTGGCCGCTCGTGGTGGGTGCTTACGCCGTCGGAGCGCCTCATAAGCGCGAGCGAGTCTGGATCGTGGGCTACGCCGGTCAGCAACGACGGCCTGCGGCACAGGTACGGGAAGTACGCGCAGGGCGGGGAGCCGCTAAGCGCGCAAGCGACCTGGCCGACGCCGGTTTCACAGGATGCGAGGGGAGTGGGCAGCAGCGGGTACGAGACCCTATCGGGGAGGCACAGCGGGATCACGCTCACGGATGCGACGACGCGTTGGAATACACCAAGGGCCCGGGACTGGAAAGGCCAGGGAAAAGATTGCTTAGACGATGGCCGGTTGGCCCCGTGGAACCACAGCAATGGTGGGAGCCACCACGTACGGTTGAACGCAAGGTGGGTAGCCGTGCTGATGGGCTTTCCGGAAGGATGGCTGAGCGCCGGCGGAAACGGGAAATAGAGGCCCTGGGCGCGGCAGTCGTGCCACAGGTTGCGGAGGCGATTGGGCGGGCGATTCAGACGGTGGAAGCGATGGAGCAGGCCACGAGCCAGGGTCTCATCAAGGATATAGGGGAGCTATTCGCATGAAGGCCATGAACACGCCGAGTAGGTTCGCCACGATCAAGTATCCGAGGAACGTGCCACGGGTGTCGCGCAAGCGAGATTGGTACGACAGGAGCGAGTGGCGGAAGGACCCGCAGGCCACGCTGGAGGGCAGCACTTCGTTGATAGATCAGCAGATGGCCGTAAGTCGAGCGAAAGCGAGACTTGAGGGGACGAACTACGAGGATTTCCCGGACATGGTGAACAGGGCTGGCCGGGTAGGAATACGGAGGGTCTGATGAGGCATCCCGACGCAGATGAGATGGCGACTGAGGCGTTTGCGGAAGCGAGGCGGATCTACGGGAAGCGACCGGAGGAGGAAAGCCCGGAGCAGGGCGCGGATGAGGCGAGCGAGGAGGATCTCGAGGGGCTAGAGGAGCCAGAGGAGAAGAAGGACGACGAGTGAAGGCCGCTTGGCCGTTCAAGGTTTGAAGCGATATGCAAGCGAGTGACTTGAGCCAGGCGCGGTGGGCCGCCGAGAGTGGGGATACGGGGGAGCGGAGTGAGACCGTGCGCCAGAATTTGAGGTGGCAGGCCCAGCGGAACACGTACTTTATGGCCAAGGCGGTGGTGGGCTTCCATGACCTGACGGTGGGCTTGCATAGTGAGATGTGCGAGTGGATCCGGAGCGTGCCGACTAGGAAGCTCGGGCTGGTGCCGCGGGACCACTTGAAGACGAGTGTCTGGACAATTGCTGATACGGTGAGGTTGATTGCGGCGGATCCGAACATCCGGCTGTTGATCGCGAATGAGACGGCGACGAACGCGAGCCATTTCCTGCGGAGGATCCAGGCGGTGTTCGAGCGGAGCACGATGTTTAGGTGGCTGTTCCCTGAATTGATACCGGACGTGGGCAAGACCAAGTGGAGCGAGAGCGAGATGCTGGTGCCACGGAAGAAGGACTTCCCTGAGTCCACGGTGGAGGTGATGGGGGTCGGTGGAGCTGTCGTTAGCCGGCACTACAATAGAATCAAGCTGGATGACTTGGTCGGGAAGGAAGCAAGCGAGTCCGTTGAGGTGATGAAGAAGACGATTGATTGGTACTTGTATTGCGAGTCCTTACTCGAGAAGCCCATCGACCCCATCGAAACGTACGGCACAAGGTGGACCCACAAGGATCTGTACGCTTGGATAATGGAGCACGAGCAAGACATAGATATCTTCCACCGGAAGGCCGTGAGCCCAGAGGGGACTACGCTGTGGCCCGAACGCTTTCCGTTGGTGGAGCTGGATCGGATCAGGCGGAAGATAGGTTCGTTCAAGTTCTCGTGCCAGTACCAGAACGAGCCCTTCGATCCGGAGCACATGACCTTCGATCCTGGGTGGCTAAGGTTCTACGAGCTGAGCGGTTGGTTTGTGGACGAGGAGGCCGGATGTGTGCAGTTGCAGTTCGTCGGGCTGCCGAAGCCGGTGCGCGTCGTTCCGTTCATATTGACGGATCCCGCGATTAGTGAAAAGAGCCACGCTGCACGAAGTGCGGTGGTGGTGGCGGGCCTCGATGAAGCGGAGCGAATCCTGGTGCTGGAGGCCTTTGCGGAGCGGTGCCAGCCAGTGAAGATGATCGACAAGATCTTCGAGATGGCCGAACGGTGGGGGCCGATGGCGATAGTGATCGAGGGGGTGGCGTACCAACGGGCCTTGAAGGGCTTCATCGAGGCCGAGTGTATACGGAGGGGGAACTGGCTCAATGTGAGGGAGGTGCGGCCTGGTAGCAAGGAAGGGAAGGAGAGTCGCATCCGGGGATTGCAGCCGTATGCCCAGCGGGGACGCCTCTGGATTCGTCGGTCAACTTGCGAAAAGCTGGTCGACGAGTTTGAGGCGTTTCCGCTGGGCGATACTGTGGACATCTTGGATGCTCTGAGCTATGGGCCCCAGGTCTGGGTGGGCCCTGACACGGAGTCAACTGGTCGTCCAATTCGTGACGAAGACGAGCGGCCACCGAGCTACGAGGGGGTGAGCTATGTCACCGGGTACTGATTTCGGGAACAATCCAGAGGCGCTCGCACTGGTACTGGCCGGCCCCGCACTGGCAGAGGCCCCCACAGTCCCACCTAGGTTCTTCCTCCTCACCAGCCAAGGGGCTGGGGGGGGTGGGGGTGGTGGGGTGGGGTGGACTAACTCAAGGGTAGGTGACAATGTCTAGCATCGTTCGAGTGGCGGTCGCGATGATAGATGCTGTTGATGGTACGTATGATATTGATGACCTCTACAGTACCACGGGGGGCCATCACTATCACACGGGCCTGTTAGCTAACATACCGAATAACATTTCATGGTCCCAGGGGGATGAGGGGCATGTCTACATCGTGATTACGACTCCAAGCGCCACGGCTGGTACCATAACAATTAAACTTACTGGTAATACCCAGGGTTGGGACAGTACTCTCCAGCCCAATGGCGTGAAGAATCCGTTCCTGTTCCCAAAGGGTGTAGGTAACGTTCAATTTACTTTGCTTAGCACCGTAGATGGGGCTGTGTCACTAACATATTTCTAGGGTATGATTCTATGGGCCAAATGATTGATAGTCCGTTCGGTCAGGCGCCTACCATGTACGATAACGATCCACGGGCCCAGCAATTATACAAAGAGATGTTCGCGCAGGCCCACATGGCACCTGGGATGGGAATTGGCACTCATACTTACGCTCCTGATGCTGGATTCCAGCGCGAAATGGTTCGTCGTCGTGCACAGGGGGCTTCGGCACAGGAGCGCATGGCGGCTCTATCCCGTGCAGGTGTCACTGATCGTGATGGTATGCAGCAAGTGTTTAGTCGTCTCTACGCACCAATAAGTCAGGCGTTCATGCGAGCAAGGAGGTAGAAATGGGAGCAGCATTGGCGGCAATCGGCCCCGCGCTTGGGGCAGTTGGATCAGGTGTCGCAGCAGCCGGTCCTGCAATCGCGCAGGGTGCGAGCACTGCAGCTGGCGCTTTAGGTAGTGCGGCGGGTGCCGTTGGATCTGGTCTCTTGGAGGCTGGGAAGTCCGTCGGGGGAGCCCTTAAGGGTGCTATCGGTAGCACGGGCAGCCTAGTTGAGGGGGCGCATCCCGAAGGCTTCACGGGGCCAATGCCCGCGACTGGTACCCCACCTTCGGGTATCATAGGCGGCCTGAGTTCTGTGCTGGGCAAGATCAAGAACTTCACTGATTTCCTTGGCGACACTCCTGAGGAGAAGGAAAGGAACGCCCAGAAGTTCGCTGCTCTTGCCAAAGATATCAACAACACGATGAAGGATGTGAACGAGTCAACTCTGATGCAGCGCTTGATGAAGGAAGCATCGCGGCGTGACATTACGGTTGGCCCGCAGGGTATATCCGGTGGCTTTGCGATGCCAAAGACCCTAGATTCTGGCATCGCACAAGCCGTAATGAGTCAGCTTGGTTTCAGGTAGGAGGTGAGACGATGCCTGTTTCGCGCTCGGCCAAGAACAAGGTCCGAGGGGGTAATACGCAGAAGAAGCCCCCGAAGAAGCCCCCGAAGATGCCGAAGGGAATGTACTAGTGCCAGCCTACACGGGAGTCATTCCGGGCGCGCCGGTCGCTCTGACTTCAAAGGATCGGCAGTGGTTGCCTCAATATCTATCCAGCGAGGTGGAGGAGGCGTTGCATGTCCATGAGTTGAAACTGGAGTGGATAGATGAGTCTAACCGCCTATATCTAGGTGATCCGATCACTGCCCGGAAGACTTTCCCGTGGGACGGTGCTGCGAACCTTGTAATCCCGCTTGTGGGGATAACGGTCGATTCGATTGTTGCACGCATCATTAATACGATCTTTGCTGTGCAACCGTTCTGGAGCGCGCAGGCCTTGATTAAGGACCTAGAGCCGGTAGTGCATCCACTTCAGGATTTTATGGAATGGTCCCGCGTGAACGAGCTTGATATGTACGCCGAGGTTCGTTCCTGGATCGTTGAGGTCGTAAAGCATGGGTGGGCCTACCTTAAGATCTACTGGGAGACGTTTACCCAACGAACCTTCGTGATTAGCCGGGGGGCAGCTAGGCCAACTGACAAGATTGTTCGTCGCCCTCAAGTGCAGCATGTCTTGCTGGCGGATATAATCTGCCAGGCAGGCGTCGAGGACGAGCTGGCCCAGGCCGAGTGGATGGCCCATAGGATTCGACTGACAGATGGCCAGCTGCGGTGGCGCAAGCACGATAAGGTTTATGATGAGGTTGATAAGATCCTCGCGCACAAGGCTGAGATGACGCCGATGGAGGAGAAGGTCCTCCAAAACGAGCTGGAGGAGAAGGCTCCTCGGCCACGAGACAAACTGAATACGTTGTATGAAATCTATGCGGACCTGCCTCTGGGGGGTTCCGATCTCCCAATGCCTGTGATGATAACGTACCACCACGAGACAAAGACCATCGCCCGTTGTGTCTATAACCCGGACATTACGGGCGAGCGGCCTTTTAAGAAGGGTAAGTTCATAGATCGTGAGGGTAGACGCGATGGGATCGGTATATCACGCCAGCTCGCGCTTCTGCAAGCGGAAATCAGTACGCTCCATAACCAGCAAGTTGACAACGCCACTCTCGCCAATACACGCTTCTTTGTCGGACGACGTGGTGTTGTTAGAAATGGAACTCGTATTTGGCCAGGAAGATTTCTTACCGTGCCGGACCCAGCAAGGGACATTGTTGCCCTTCAAATGGCCGACGTGTACCCCTCAATGCGCCAACTTGAGACATCTTGCCTTGCATATGCTGAGCGTCGGTCCGGTGTGGCTGACTATCAGCTTGGACGAGAGTCCAACGTCCTGGGCAATCGAGCGACTGCGACAGGTACGCTTGCTCTCATCCAAGAAGGCAACCGACGATTCGATCTAAACGTTCGGGACGTGCGCGAATGTCTTGGGCAGGTGGGCAAGAAGCTTTTGTTGCTGAACGCACAGTTCCGGCCATCGGGCATGGCCTATTTTGTTAAGGGCCAGGATGGTGAACTGGTTGAAAATGTGTTTAACTTGCCTGAGGAATTCGTGGCCGATGGTATCGGAATGGAACTGACTGCCTCGACCGCGACGATTAACCGGGAGATCGAGAAGCAGGGTCTCCTCGCCATGATGGGCACTTTGACTCAGTACTACCAGCAGCTCCTGCAGATCAGTGGAGTTGCGATGAACCCCCAGACACCACCACCCGTGCAGCAAATGGCCTTGCAGATGGCCGATGGTGCACGATACTTGATGGCTATGATCGTTCAGACGTATGAGATCAGGGCTGTCGACACGTTGCTACCCCCGAGTTTAGCAGACCAGATGGAGTCAGATACCAATGCCAATCCCCCACCAGGTGGAGGCCCTCCGGGAGTCGGTGGACCGAATACGAACGGAGCCGGAATGGCAAATGCTGTGGGAGTACCTCCTGGAGGCCCGCCAGGGATGCCTCCTGCAGCTGCTTGATAGCCAGACGTGGGAACAGTTTCTTGAGAAGCGGGCGGAGATAACAGCGTTAAATCAATTCATCGAATTTGGGGATGTATTGCTGGCGCGCCTGGAACAGGCCCAGCTGGAGGCACAGACAGATGGCAGAGGACGAGAAGGCGGATACCACGGACGAGACACAGGAGAAGCAGGATGATCCTGGCCTTTTAGAGAAGCTAAGTCGTCTCGAGGCCCAAAACCTTGAGATGCGGGCCGTTACGCAACGTAGCCTCGAAGAAGCTGCGTCTGCGCGGGGCCAGGTCAGTGTTATTCTGGAGCAAATTCAGCGGGCGGCTGCGGCGGGAGATAAGGGTGCTCAACAGCAAGTAAAAACGTTACGTGACAAGTTCGATGAGGATCCAGTTGCAGCGATGAACGAGCTCGTGACGTTGAGGGTCGGTCCGATAGTGCAGGAATACTTTGGACGTAGTGCGGATACGGAACGCGAAGCGGCCCGTTTGAAGCATGGTAAGATGTTCGAGAAGTATGCAGACGAAGTAGATGACTTTATGAAGGACATGCCCCTTGATGTCAAAGCGAAGGCCGGGAGCTATACCGCGGCCTTGAAGTACGTGCGTTCTCAGCACCTCGAGGAGGAAGTCGAGGAGGCACGTAAGCAGGAGCGTGAACGTGCTGCCCAACCGGAAGGCGCCTCGCCGGCTGAGGCCGAAAGCAAGAAGGCCCGCCCAATGTCGAGAGAGGAGCGGGAGATCATGAAGGCTTTCGAGATGGATGAGGACGATTGGTCGAAGTGGGGAACCGCTGATGGGACCAAGCCCAAGAAGGACAAGGGGCGCAGCAAGGCGGCTTAACATGGGAATTGAGTTCGTTAAGGACGAAGCTGATAAGAAGATGGCGGGTGGCGTGTACGACCCGCTTTTGGTCGAGAATAAAGACCCGCGATTCCACTATCGGTGGGTTCGTAAGGAACGACTTAACATGGCTCGCAAGCGGGACTTTCTCGGATACGAGATCGTGTCGGGCGGGGCCGAGACGGGCGTGTGCAAAGACAACACGCCTATGAAGGCGGGTGAGTCGGTGGTGGGACAGGTGGAGGTCGGCGACCTGGTGCTCATGCGGATTCCGAAGGAGCTGCACGAGGAATACAGGCGGAGGAACAAGGCCAAGATCGACGCTCTTGCAACTGGCGTAACTGCCAGCTTTAAGGCGGCGCTTGGAGGCCGGGGGTTCGAGGAGCACAAGGACGTGCCGGGCTACGCGGGTAGCGTGACTCGGGACGACGTGGACCTGGAGGATAATCCATGAGACAACTTGAGCAGCAAATGACAGTGTCGGGCAACAGCCCGCACACTCTGACCTTTCCAGAGGCGGCGGCTCAGACCTTCGAGGTGGGTGAGCCCGTGGTGCTCACGGGTGGAAGCGTGGGGATAGCCGCGTCGCCAGCTGCTTCGCTGGTGGGCGTGGCAGCTGCGAATGCATCGGGCGTGACGGGTAGGGGTTGCCCAGTCTGGATCGCCAACGATGACACGCTGTTCGCTATCGTGATGCCTACCGCGACCGCGACTACCATCGGGAGCCTCGTGGTGGTCTCGAAGGCTGCTGGCAAGTGGAGCGCAGCTACAGGTGCTGGTGGAACTTTCCTGGTGATGGAAGTCGGGCAGTCGCTGCCACCTGGGCAGGTGATTGTGCGCGGGAAGTTCCTTGAAAGCGCCTGCCAGTTGTCGAAGGCGGCGTAGGAGGAGGCGATGGTAAACGTAACTGGTGCATTCAGTTACCTGCTGGCGCCTGGTCTCCGGAAGGTGTTCTTCCAACACCTCGACGAACGGCCCGCGGAATACAGCAGGATTGCAAACGAGGAGAGGTCCAGCCGGGCGTACGAGGAAGACCTCGAGATCGGCGGCCTCGGAAGCATGCCCATCAAGCCCGAGGGGCGGGGCATCGTGTATCAAGACTTCCGGCAGGGCGGGAAGAAGCGGTACACTCACCTGACCTATGGACTCGGCTTCCGCGTCACTCTGGAGATGATGGAAGACGATCTGTACAACGTTATGAAGAAGAACACCAAGGAGCTTGCGAAGGCGGCTCGGAACGCCCGCGAGGTGGCCTTCTTCAATATGCTGAACAATGGCTTCACGACTGAGTTTGGGTTCCCAAAGTTCGGGGCAAACGAGGCCCTGTTCTCAGCAATCCATACCAAGTTGGGTGGTGGGACGGGTTCAAACCGGGCGAGCACCGACGCCGACCTCTCGCCAACGTCCCTAGAGGCGGCGATCATCTCCTTCGAATCGCTTAGCGATGAGATGGACATTCCGGTAGTTATCAAGCCCAAGCTTTTGCTGTGCGGGCCGCAGCTGAAGATGACTGCTCGGGAGATCCTTGGTTCGGAGTTCAGGCCGTATACCTCGAACAACGAGATCAATGCGTTGCGCGAGGAGGGCCTGGACTACATGGTCGGGCACTACATCGTGGATCCGGACAGCTGGTTCCTGCTTGCGGGGAAGGGCGATCATGACTTGAACTTCTTCGAGCGCCAGGCGACCCGATTCCAAAACGGAGATGACTTCGATTCGGGCGATGCAAAGTTCAAAGCGTTTCAGCGATTCTCGGTGGGCGCTGGCGAGTGGCGCGGCATCTACGGAAGCCAGGGTGCCTGATGTCTTGCCCGTTCAACCATTGAACGGGTAGGAAGGAGGGACACATGGCCAAAGAACAAACGATTGCTCGGGCATCTGGGGTGACGTCAGTGGGTAGCGAGGAGTGGCCGTTGGCCACTTTGGTTCTTCGGGGTTTGACCCCGGGGGGAGCTGCCTCGGTTGTTGTCCAGACTCCTGACGAGCGATACCGAGAACTATTTATCTCGGGAACTGCGCCGGGCACGCTGCAACATCGGGCAGCTCCTGGTACCGATGAACCGATTCGCACGGCAACTATTGGGGGGAACCGGATCCCTAACGCTGCGTTGTGGATCCGTTCTCTTACGCTAAGTCGCCTTGTTATTCCTAAGGATGACACGGGCGTCCAAACAGCACTGACGGTGAGTGTGGCTGGGCTTACGCAGATCACGGCAAATCCGACGGGTTTGGATGTGCGTAACGAAAATACTATGGTAATGGGTCATCCATCGAGCCCAGTGACTAGGGTATGGATTAAGTGCATGCCTGGCAAACCATCTGGCCTTGTCTTGCAAGATATGAATCGCGTTCCGTGGGTCTTCTGGGTGAATGCTTCCGACGTGCTGAAAATCACTACGTGGGAAGACTTCCTAATAGGTGCCTAAGTGGATCCACGTTATCGCATCGAGATAGAGCACGATGGAGAGATGTGGATAGTCACGTTCCCAAAGCTTCCGGGCTGCGTCGCTCGCGGATACGATGTTAACGAAGCGATCGACGCAGCGCGGTTTGCCCAGGACGATTACCTCTTGCGATACGCTGACGCTGAGAGGTGGGGTCGGACCGTGTGGGGTGATTAATGCCAAGTGACAATTCAGCGGGTACTGGTTCCGTTGTAGAAGTTCTGCCACGCTTGCGTTTTGAGCGGGAGCTACCTGACTGGTCACGAGCCCTGATAGATGATCTCAGTATTCGGTTCGGCAAGCTCAAGAAGGCAGGTGGGGTGCCAGGGCCTGCGGGTCCTCCCGGGCCACAGGGGCCTGAAGGCCCTGCGTCTACGGTCCCGGGGCCACAAGGTCCCCAGGGCCCGGCGGGACCAACTGGATCGACCGGCGCGCAGGGTCCGCCAGGTATACAAGGTCCTGCAGGTGCTACTGGTGCGCAGGGTCCACAGGGTGATCCAGGCCTAACTGGCGCGACGGGCGCGCAAGGACCGCAAGGCGTACCGGGGCCTACGGGGCCAACGGGTCCAGCGGGGGCTGATTCGACGGTCCCTGGGCCACAGGGTCCGCAAGGAGCAACTGGTGCTACTGGCCCGCAAGGCGATCCTGGTCCTACTGGACCACAGGGAGCCAAGGGTGATACGGGCGCGCAGGGCGCGCAAGGTATCCCCGGTACGACTGGAGCGCAAGGGCCGGCGGGGCCGGGCGTGCCAACAGGCGGGGCGACAGGCACGGTCTTAAGCAAGACGAGTGCTGCGGATTACGCGACGGCATGGGTGACGCCAGCTAGCGGTGTGATAATTGGGTCGTCGGCGCCTGCATCACCGCAGGTGGGTAACCTCTGGTGGCGCAGCGATCCCGATCAGAGCCTCTACGTCTACTACGACGACGGGAACAGCCAGCAGTGGGTGAGTGCAACGCCGACTGGGCTTACCGGGCCGGCTGGGGGCGACCTAGTGGGCTCGACCTACCCAAACCCGGTCGTCGCGGCTGGGAAAATCACCTGGCCAAAGCTCTCGCTGCAGATGTATTGTCGAATATCGCGGATCACGAACCAATCAATCCCTAACGCAACGAATACTGCCATCATCTGGGATGAGATTACAGAGGGCGTTGGTGGCATGACGCCAGCTGCCGGCGGCACGGTGGTTACCATTCAACAAGCGGGCTTCTACCTCATGGCTGCTCATGTCTCGTTTGCTGGGAGCACGGGGGGAAGTGTGCGACGCATGTCGATTGTCCGGAGCGGGCCCTACATGCCGACCGTGCAGGACCTCCCGCAAGGCGCATCGATGGGCGCCATGTCGTGTAGTGCCATGATGACACTCGCGGCTGGCGCGACTATCGGC